CTTGAGGTACTTGTGGGAGATGATGCCATCGGGACGGCGGGTGTAGCCATCGGGGGTCTTGATCCACCGCCCGGTGCTACGCGACTGGAGGTGGGTGGGCTGACCGTGACCGTTGTCATCGGCGTAGTCGGTGGGCTTGTCGGTGAGATTGACGAACTTCGGCTGCATTCTGATCCTTTCTGTTGCCCCAAAGGATAAGGCGGCGGGGGAAAAAGGTGGGGAGGGGCGCGCTCGTGATGCAACCCCTCCCCTGCAAGATGGTTCGTTACGCCTCGTCATCCTGAACGGTGAACGATCCAACGGTATTGCCGTTGATGTCCTTAATCGTGGCGTTTCCCATGTCTCCATGCAGAACTTTGCGGGAAAGTCCCTCAAGAATGCGCGAGACTTCGCCGTACTCGTCGGTGCGGAAAGCGTCGTTGTCAAGATTGATCGTGATGCGGAGTTCAGCCATTGCGTTTCCTTTCTGCTGAAAGTCTACCACGGTGGGGGGAAAAAGGCAGCGGGGCGGGGGAAAGGATCACCCCGCCCCGCAGGACGCAAGAGTCAGAAAGAATCTTCCCCGTACATGGGGTCGGTGTAGAACTCGTTAGGTTCCCACATTGGTTCGTCAGACGGCTCGGCATACAGCCACTCGCCGTCACCGTCATCGCTCTCGTAGTTGTCGGGATCAGCGGGGTCTAGCGATGGGTCACTCATTGTCGCCTCCGAAAATGATCTCCCAACCCTTCGGGGAAGTTCCGCTGATGATGAACTCACGATCCTCCGGGGCGAGGTACGGGAACGCGAGTTGCGCCAACTTGCCACCCTTCCACGCCTCGTAATCGGTGCGGCGAACGCTGACCGAATACGATTCGTTCGTGATGTGGCAGTTCTTCACAATGTCGATCCAACCCGAATCATCCTGCTCCACGATCAGGCGACCAATCTGCTTGTAAGCCATGATTCTCCTTTCGTCATCCCAAAGGGACGGCGCGAGGGGGAAAAAGAGGAAGGGAGCGCATCACTTCGGATAACGCTCCCTTCGCAGAAAGGACTCACTTGTTCCGCTTCATCCAATCATCAATCTTGATGACTTCCATGAAGCCTGCTCCGTTGCCTTCCGGGTCACGGAGTGCGATCACTTGGTAGACCGCTTCGGGACGGGTCACGATGAACCCGCAGTACGGGTCGAACGGATCTTTGTCGTCCACGATGATATCAGAGATCACTCCGCCCTTCAAGGGGTGAAGCATCTCAAGAAACGGATTCTTCTTGTTCATTTGCGTCCTCGTAAGGGGTCACATTGCCGTTCTCGTCCGTCATCATGCCCGTGTAGATCACGATTTGCCCGTAGTTGTCCCTTTCAACGGAGCATCCGTACTTCTCCACGAACTTGTCGAGAGCCTTGACAAACTTTTCGATCTTCTTCTTCCTCATGCGGTCGCCTTCTTCCGCTTGGGCTTGGGCTTCATGTCCTTGTGGCACAGGTAGCCAAGCAGCGCGATGTTCGATCCGATGAGCATGATGATGAGGGTGTCCATGCCTGAAATACTCCGACTGCGGGGGAAAAAGGGAAGGGGAGGGGCTTTCGCCCCTCCCCTCATGCGGTGCGGTGTTAGGCGATTGGCAGGTTCCCCGTGAGGATCGCATCGCCCGTCACTTCGATGCGAGTCTTGCCGGAGCGCACCTTCTGAACCATCGCGCCCATCTCCTCCAGACGCTTGGTGGTGGTGTCCTTCAGCGACTCACGCAGCACCTTGCGCTGCGCGTCCGACATCGACATCACATCGGGGATGGCGTCGATAACGACCTGCTGCGTTGCACCGTTGACCTTCGACATCAGCACGGCAACGAGCGTCCACGGGCAGAGTTCCTGCACAGCCGTGTAAGTCTCATCGGCAGACTTGTCAGCCGTGAAGTCGAACGCCACTTCGATGCGACCGGAGGTGAAACCCTGCGGCAGATTGAGCAGTTCCTTGACCACGGCGGCAGCACCGCTGCTCTTGGGGTCGAGGTTGATCTTGGTGATCGTCATACCTGTCTCCTCTTGCGTTTGCGTCCGCTTCCCACACCGGGAGGCGATGCCCCAAAGGGAAGGGGAGAGGGGGAAAAAGGGCGGCTGGACTATTCCTGCTGCCCCTTTGCGGCATCTATCAGTTGCTCCAGCGGATCGGGAATCTGATAGTTGCTGATCGCTGCCTCAATCACGCTCCAGTTGATGCCTACCGATGCGTCATGATGCTGCGAGATGTCGTCAAGGATGCAAGCGATGTCGTTATCGCTGAACTTCCTGTCATCAAGGAGATTGTCCTGAATCATGGACGCAACATCGTCGGGAACCCACAGGCTCATCGCCATATGAGTCTCTAGTCCGGTTGGGTAGCGACTTGCCATCATTTCGATGGTCTTGATGAGTTCTGCTGCGGTTGGCATTATTTCTTCTTCCTCTTTGCCTTTGCTGTGTCGTGTAGTTCTTCCAACGGATCAGGATTGAACAGGCTCACGCGCTCGTCAACCATGCGATCAAACGCCTGAAATACATGACCAACGGTTTCCTCCTCAACGCTGATGTCCTTGAGGATTCTTTGCGCCCAATAGACGGAGATGTGCTTGTTGAATGTCTCGCCTGCGTCCATCACCAAGTCAGGAGCAACGGCGAAGTAGAAGATGTCGCAATCTTCACCGTAATCCTTCTTCATCCGCTTGAGTTCAGCCAGTGCGTGTTTGATCTTCACGGTGCAAGCCTCCCGGTGCGAGGGGAAAAAGGGCGACTGGACTAACGGTGCTTCGCCTTGTTGATGAGATGCACCATCTCGTCAACTGGAACCCATGATCCAGTACTTTCGTTGAACTTGACGAGAAAACTTACTTCCTCATGCTCGTTAGTGCTAGTTCCCCAACAGTAGGCGCGTGGCGGAACATCATTGATCCATGCGATCTGCTTGCCGCACTTGGGACAAAGACAGTCAACCCATGCTTCAGACTTTGCATAGATCTTCACTTGGTGTCCTCCATTGTCTTGAGCAGTGCCATGCTCTTGGTGAAGTCGTTTGGGCGCATGATGCATCCCCTAGCGAACAGGCTTGGATGTCGGTGGGTCAGGATGAGCCATCCGTTGTCGTGGACATTTCTGTCTACCCCGAAATACCAGCAGTAGAACCTGCGGTGCATTGTTTGTCCGTTTGGATGCAGGAGGAGGGCAATGTGTTTGCCTCCCGATGCGTCCTTCATAACAGCGCGAAACTCGTCTGTCTCATAGCAGATTGCATCCTTGTCGATCTCATCTCCCTCAAGCATGGGGAGGAGTTCGTTGAGCGCGTCAATGCTTGCGCTAACAGATGAGACAAGTTGCTGCATACGCTCGTATATCAAGTGCCGGAATGCGTCCTTCTTGATCTCCATGACCCAACCTTCCCCGGTGAGGGGGAAAAAGTGCGGCTGCCTTATTCAACATTCACCCATCGAATGACGGTGGCAAGAAGTTCGTCGTAGTTGCCCTTCGTTGCTTCCGCAAAGAAAGCGTCAATGTCGGTGCGGGGAACACCTCCACGGCGCATTTCACGCTGCACACGACCCAAGATGGCGAATGCGTTGCCGTCCTGTCCAACCAGTTCAACGGTGATGTCGGGATACTTCGGGTTCATGTTTCAGTCCTCCTCGGGAAATAGCGGTTCAGGCATTGCACACGGGTTGTCATCCAACTTGGCGACCTCGTTGGTGATGGCATCCTCAATGGTGTTGTTTGCCTCATTGTTCAGTTCATTCAGCCAAGAGAACAGGTCGATGCCGTAATCCTCAAGCAGACGACGAGCATTGTCAACAGAGTAAATGGGCTGCGAAACCATCAGGATGTGCGATCCGTCGATGCGCTTGGCAACGATGAGATCAAAGCCCCAAGACTGCCACTCCCATCCTGCGCTGTTGTCGCAGCATTGCGCTCCCCAGAACTCGTAGGAGCCGATGCCACCCTTGACCCATTCAACCTCAGCATCAACGGTGACATCAAGCGTCCACTCAGGAGCAGACTTGATCTTCATGTCCGTGATCGTGACCTTGACAGTTCGGTTCGTGTCGTTCATGCTCCAAAGCCTCCGGTGAAGGGGGAAAACGGGCGGCGGGAGTGTTTCATCCCGCCACCCTTCCGTCGTCTTTATTCAATACCAACCCCTGTTTGGTTCACGATCTCACCACCCTTGTAGGTGACTGATCCACGACCAATGCAACCCGGCTCGTAGAACGACAGGAGAATGTTTGCATCGGGGAACATCTCCGACAGCCGACACAGGACAGGTTCCGGCGGCGACCATGCCGTGTCGAACCCGTAGACGATGTAACCCTTCTTCTCAACGAAGTCTACATCAGCCACGCTCCACTTCGTACCCCAGTTGTTCACACGCCAATGCCACCAGTCAGGCATCACGCCTTCCTTCTTGGCAAGCGCATCAAGGAGTTGATCGCTCGTCATGGACTTGTTCACGCGACGAGGATCGTCACGGTCAAGAATCTCGTCAGGCTGCGGGACGATGTTGTGGAACGAGAACAAAGTCTCGCTGCCGACAAGTTCACCCTCCGACTTTGATTCAAAGTTGAACGGACGCGAATACTCAACGCCCTTCAAGGTCGCCTTGATCGCCTCAAGCGTTTCCTTCTTTGCGCGAATACGAACACGATTCATGCACCAGTTTGGCATAGTTGTCCTTTCTGCTCCAAAGCGGTGGGCGGTGGGGGAAAACGGGCGACTGGCTAGTTTACGCCAGTTTCGGTTCCCGAATCGGGGCAAAGTAGTCGAAGATTGGGGCAAACACTCCCAAACGCTTGCGCCGCATCAAAAAGCGATACAGAGCAAGAGTCACGGTGCAATCACGAACGCAGTATTCCATCAAGTCATTGGAATACCCATCAAATGCGTTGCTACGCTTGTTGAACAAGCCCTTGTGAACTCCAATGCGGTGTCCCCAAGCCTCCAACTTGTTCGTCTTACGGAGATTGTCAGGAACAGAGTCCTCACGATATCCGTTAGGGAACATTCCCTTCGCCATCTTCTGCGTACAGGTAATCGTGATGCCATCAGGAAACTTCGCCCCGATGTAAGCCTCCATTACCTGCACATCAAACTTGGCATAATGGGCAATCACTTCCTTTGCCTGCCCGAAAATCCAAAGGATACCATCATGCACTTGCTCGTTGTTGAAACGATACACCTTGTTTGTATCAACATCAATGACACACAGGCAATGTACGACATGGAGAGAACTGAAGTCTCCCTTGTGCCATGCGTCGAAGTTGATGTTGTTCGTTTCGCAATCAATGATGAATCGGCGGGTGCGGTGGGTCATGGCTCAACCTCGGGATCGGTGGGGGAAAACTGCTTGGCTGCCTTCTTTGCCCGTGCATGAAGTTGCATCAGGGGATCAGGAATCAATCCATCGAAAATCTGCTGCACGACACTCTTTACCTTGTCGATGTCCTTCGTCCATTCTTGAAACGACTGATTGACATACATTTCATTCGTGTGCCTGTCAGGTCGAATCACGGCATGAACCGTGAACATTGAAACGGTATCCCAATTCTCGTCACACGGGAACCAACGCAGCGTCACCCATTGTCGCGTTCCAGACCCGACTGGATTGAAGTAATCGACCTTGATCGACCAATGCGCTCCTCCACCGATATACGGAGCCATGATCTTGTAAGACCATCCGGGTGGGAGTTGTCCTTTGACAGCCCTTGCAGTCTTGCGCTTTGCGTACTCAAAGCGGCCATTCTTACCCTGCTCGGCAGTCCAATGGTAGGCGGTAGTCTGTTGCTTCATGCCACAACCTCCCCCTGCGAGGGGGAAAAAGGCGGCTGGTCAATCGTTGGCGAATGTCATGTCAGGCTCAATGTTGACATCAAGCATCGCAAGCAGCGCGTAGAAAGACTCGTCAACTGCGCTGAACAGGTACATCACATCCTCGCCCATTTCAAGATCATTGGGCAGCCCCCTGTCGATGTTCTCCTTCACGCCGTCCCATGCGTTGACGGCATCACGAACGGATGGAGTCGATCCGGTCAGGGACTCCATGATGAGGTCAAACTGGTGACGAATCGACTTCACCCAACGGGGGTTCTGCGTGTTCGTCATGGCAAGAGCGAGTCGAAGATTGGCGCAACCGACAAGGATGGTGGCGCACATTGCACGCTGATTCGTAGTGAGGTTCATTCTGCGTCCTTTGCAAAAGTGTCAAGAGATACCGTCAGCGGAGTCGAAGGGTCAAGATCCTCAAGGTCACGCAACTGCTTCTGAATGGAGGTGAGGACTAGAGCGGGATCATCCCAAGAGTCAAGCCACTTTCCATCCCACATCACGCGCTTTAGCGCATCGTATGCAATCTGACGGATGTCGCAGTAGACGGGACTGATCGCCTTGCAACCCGACAGGAGTGCGATGGTCAGTCCTGCGGCAGCGCGAATCTCGTCGTGATTGCTGCCCTCAAGTGCGGTCTTTATCTTCACCCAAGTTTCTTCATTGATGATCGTGCTAGACCAATCAAGAGCATGATCGTTGTCGAAAGCATCGTAACCCCATGCGCCCATTGTTGTTTCCTTTGTTTGGAGGGTGCGGTCAGGTGTGCACAAGTCAGCAACACGCCAACTCGCCTCGTCAGAGAACTCCTGCCGCACCCATGTGTTCCAAGCCATTCCGGTGAGGGGAAAAAGAGGCAGTTGCCTACTGCGACTTCTTCGCCACTTCGATCAGTTCCTCAATCGGATCAATGACCCCCTCTGCAACAAGAACCTTCTCAAGTTTCTTGAATCCGGTGGACTCGTAAGGGCTATTCACCCACCATTGATCGTCATTCTTGAACAGGTACAGATAGTCAGCACCAACACCCTTCGACCACTTCTTGAACTCCCGAATGTTGTCAAAGGTTTTCATCTCGCAACCATCATCGCCACGATCACGCCCGTAAGCATCGCACCAATCATTCGTTACGCCACGATTCTCAACACCGCCAAGATCAAACAGATCATGCTTCTCTCCGATCTTGCTGCGGAGAGATGATAGGTCGCCAAGCAACATGAGCGACCAAGCCCCATCGTGGCTATTGTAGTTCCGGTACAGGCAAAGACCGTTGTTGGAGGGATATCCGTCCCAATGGCAATAGATCGCGTTGATCTTGCCGTCTGTAAGACGAACCATTCCGATTGTGCTGCGTGTAGCCATGCCTCAACCTTGTCCCGCAAGGGGGAAAAAGAGGAACTGCCTAAACCCGTTCCCGCAGGAACCCTTCCTTCATCTTCTGCACATGGAGCAGTGCAAGAAGCGGATCTTGTGCGCCCGAAAGCGGATGCGTCAGGCGTTGCGTCCATTCGTATCGCATCCAATCATTGAATGCGTCCTCACTTACCTCGCACCAGCCAACTGAAAGGCAGATGAAGTAGCGAGTAACTGGAGGAAGTCCGCCATTACGCTTTGGGCAAACACTTACCGCATCGCCCACCGACATAGAGCGGGCTTGGAGCGGAGTGGTGTCTTGGCTGTTCATCAAGAAGAACACTTCGTCCAGACACTCCTCAGCGGTGTCGAACTCAAACGAAAAAGAGTGGTTTCCCTCACCCTCTCCGCTTCCCAGATGAGCGACGCATTCGTACTTCATTCTTCTTGCCTCCGGTTGTGATTGAAAAAGCAGGACTCGTCGTCGTCAGAAAAGCCGTCTTTGACGGGGGAAAAAGGTCGCTTACCCGCCTCGTCTTGGTGGACTTGGAGTAAAGGCTTCTCATTCCATCCCCATGAAACGCTCAATCTTCTTGAGCAAATCGCTCAAGGCTTCTCCCGACATATCCAAGTTTTCCGACAACTTCGTGAACACATCTTCATCGGAGAGAGCGATACGAGCCGCCTCAAGAGCAGCAATCAGTTCCGATTCGTTCAGGTTGATTTCCTTGAGAAGTTTGTCCATGATTCAAGTCTCCGGTGGCAGGGGGAAAAAGGGCAGGGAGGGGCTTGCGCCCCTCCCCGATTCCCTTACTTGAGCATCGCCATCGCAAGGTCATGCGCCTCGTTCGTCCGGTCGAAACCGTCAGAGAAGCGATTAGACCACAGGCGCATCATCGGATCATCCGATTCGCCACGAACGGTACGCTCGTGCTGCGCCCACTTGGTCACGCTGTTGAGAGCGAGCCACAGATTGGGCGACTGCGACTTGAGGATCTGACGCTCCATGTTGAGCGTGTCGCGCCAAATGTCACGGATGCGCTCCGTCTTGCGATTGGCGCGTTCGATCTTCTCAACCTTCGCATCGTACTGCTCCGCATTCTCACCGGGAGAGAGTCCCGGCACGGGAGCGAGAGGCATGACGGTGTTGTAGTACGCCTCAACCTCGGCATCGGTCAGAGACTTGGCGATCATCGCCTGCATCTCCTCGTCCGCCTTGTCGAACGCCGCACAAGCAACGCCAAGAATGCGCTTCGCTTCCGACAGGCGGCTGAACGCCGACTTCGTGTGCCGCACCTTGAGGCAACGGGGAGAAGTCTTTGCCTCACCGATCATCAGGTTGAGCGTGTTTGCACACACGATGCGGTGCATATGCGCTCCACCGATGAAGTGGCGACCGCCGACAGCGTTGTTGGACAGTCCGATGAAGGGCTTGTTCACATCATCGCCATGACGGAACTCCTTGCCCAACTCAAGGTCGATGAAGAAGTCCTGCCGCCCGTGAAGCGTACCCGCCGACACGATGCGACCCGTGCCGTGCTGAAGGACGATCTCCTCCGCAAGCGAGAGAACATCATCAATGCCGATCATCGTGTAGTTGTCGCCAACCACGCCGACAGCGTTGCCCTCGCTCGTCACAGCCTTGAAGCCGCTGACAGCGTTGCCATTGGCGAGGAGAATGTCCTCCATCTGCCAATCCCACGGGAACGCCTCGCGCACATCGGTCGCGCTGATCGTCTTGCGATCCTCGCCCAGCCCGTGCCAACCCTTGTCGCCCTCGATGAGGACACGATCCTTCAGCGCACCATGCGTCACAATGTTGTGTGCCATATCAGTCCTGCTTTCTAGTAGTGGACTTTGGAATCAGGCTTGCCGTTCAAGCCGTCTGCCCTAAACCCGCCGGGGGAGGGGGAAAAAGGGCAACTGGCTAGTCTAGCCCCTCTCGTCAAACTGTCAAGATGGATTGTTTCGATTTCTTTAACTTGGCTGCTGATCTGCGGATGAAGCCTTAGCAGCCTGAGTCAGTTGAATGATCGGGATGTCCGGGTGAACATCCGACTGCTCAGACTTCTTGAGGTTGTCCTCAGAGACATCGCCCCACGGCAGTTCCCAATGACGGGCGCAGATTGGACCGTAGCCCTTAGAGATGGAGCGACCATCGGTCAGAGTCAGACCGCAGAAGCAGCAGCAACCGCTCTTGCGTCCATACTCAGAGCCGACCTTCAGAGGGTCCTTTGCGAACACCTCAAGGAACTCAGACACGGAAGGCGCGAGATGGCGACCCGCAAACACTCCACCCGGAGTGATCTTACCGCTGTACGCACCACCATGCTTCACATACAGGCATCCTGCGTTCGGGTGAGGATCAGCACCACGCTTTGCAGGAGCGCAGGTGATGGTCAACTTATTGCCATCAAGAATGAAGTGAAGTCCCGGTCGCTTCAAGCCAAGAGACAGGGGGCGAGTAAACAGGTCAACAATCCCCTTGAATGGACCGACCTGCGGTGCCTGCTTCGGTGCCTGAGAGTCACGAACCATCTGCTCAGCACAAGCACGCTGCTTCGGGGTCCACTTGCCCCACTTGTTGTAGGAGGACAGAAGCGACTGTGCAAAGTTGCTTCCGTTGGCGGTCAGCACGGAGATGATGAGGGTGTCGTCCATGCCTCAAGAGTTTCCTTGGCGGGGGAAAAAGAACCTACCCAGTCAGGCAGACTCTTTGCCTTGCTGATTCCGATGAGCAACTTCATGTCATCACGAATGTCGCACATGTCGTAGAGTGCTTCAAGGCATTCAAACGCTCTCTCCATTTCGGTGGCTGAAAGCAGTGCTAGTTGAGTGCTGACATACGGTGCGGTGTTTGGGTCAGCCCAGTTGGAAAGACTCCATACACGACTGCCATCAGGATGAAGAAACAACTTGAGGTAGGGGTATCCCTTGTGGTCTTTTGTTGGACCAAGGTACTTTGTTGCAGTTGCCCAATGGTAGTCGTATCTCATTTCCGTATATGGCTTGAAGCCTTTGCGGAAAATGTGCTTTGGATGACGAGTACGCTTGATAGATAGCCTGAGTCGCCAGCCTGCGGGCAACTTCTTCCTCAAGATACGACTCGCCTTGGCACGAGCCTTCTTGTGCTCTGTGTTGTGGTATCCGTATCCCATGCCACAACCTCCCCCTGCAAGGGGGAAAAAGCATCAGGTGAAGTCTACGCCGGTCAGCCCGTGAGTCTCTGCTGCGAATGTAGTTGCACGCTTGTGCATTTCGGGATCAACCGAATGGACATAATCGGTGTATGTAAGAGAAAAGAACAGCATTGCAGCAAGTTCCTTGATCTCCTCGTTTTTTTCGGATTCGATCAGGTGCTTCAGTCTATTGCGAACTTCGTTATTCATCGCTGTAGTACCTACTGTCCATCGAATCGTGACGCATACTTGCGATATCGTTAATCACAGTTTCAATCGCAGACTCAATGATGCTGCTCATTCCATTTTCATCACCAAGCGGCACTCCATGCTCTGTAGCCAACTGCACAGAAGCATCGCGCACTACTTCGACTGCCTCAATCCAAGTGACGGTGAGTTCATACTTTCCTCCACCAATGAGCCAATCAAGATGCCTTTCGATTGGTTCCTTGAGATGAGCACTTGCGATCTTGTTGAGAATCTTTTCGCTGTCCATCTTGCTCCTCCGCAATCTCTATAAGTTCTTCAAGAGGGTCTTGCTTTAGAAAGCAGTCAAGGCACTTGATCTGATAAGTCGGACCATCTCCGATCAGCATAGTTCCACATTCTTCACATTCCAATGTGGCTTCAGACTCCGCTAACTGACCGTACAGTTCATTCCAAGCCCGCTTCTTTGCGTCCTGACGCTTCGACATGCTCAAAGCCTCTGCGGTGCGGGGGAAAAAGATTACCAATCGTGAATGTGAAGTTCAGAAACAAGCGGACCATCACGATCAAGGCGAACTCCCGCAAAGCGGTTTTGATGCGCCCACATAATGATCTCAATGACGCTCATACTGAATCCCCAATCAAGCACTTCAGTACGCTGCCTTGCAGTCAAGACTTCGCTTTGCAGAAGGGGGAGAATGACTCCTCCCTCGTAGTTGAAAGCGGTAATCGGATAGGTGATATTGCGCTGCGTAAACAACGCATTATCCTCAATGGTCATATGACCTGTGCTGATTACAGCAATCCGATCAATCTCAGGAGTCACGCGAACTTGACCTTCACTTCAAGAATGCGACCTTCAGGGCAACGCTTCACATACACGGGATATCGCCCATCTCCGTAAGCGGTGCGCGTTGCAAAAGCCATCTCAATCCCACCAAAGTTGCCACAGCCATCCTTCGACAGGGTAACTTCGCAAGCACCTGCGTAGTTGAGATCAGGCTTGTCCTTGAACTCGCTCTCAAAGTCCTTCCTGATATAGCACGGGTCAATCAGCATGATCTGACCGCTATCAACACCGATGTATCCGACCTTTTCAAATCGTGGCATGTTATTTCTCGTCTGTCAAAGATTGGGTGAAGTTGTCAAGCAAGCGCTGAACTGCATGATGAAGCGACTTCTTGAACACATCGTCTGACTCTTTGGTGCGAATCATCATCATTGAATGATGCACAGCCTTGAGTTCTTGAGCAGTCAGGAGGTCGCCAAAAGACTTCATGGAAGCCCTGCTGATGACATCAGAAAGAGCCATGATTGCAGCAACAGCCTTTGCTTCACGCTCTCTCTGATCGGGGAACTCTCCGGTGGCAAGTGAATGCCACTCCATGAAAGATTCCTTTGCGAAATCAAGAGACTTTTGGATGGTCGCTGGTTCTTTCATGCTACAACCTCAAGAGAGGCGGGGGAAAAAGAGAAGATCAAGCCTCCTCCTCATCATCATCGTAATCGTTCTCATTTTCCTCGTAATCGTGAAGATTGATCGACCACTTTGCAAGGTCAAGTTTCATGTTTTGGGAATAAGTATTCCCATCTCCTGCGCCGGAATCATCAAGGAATGCGTACAGGATGTCTTGGGGTTCGACTCCCGTTTCTTCCTTTACCCAATCAAAGATTTCAACGCAGAATGCTTCTGATTCTGTCCACTTCTTGTTGTCAAGTCGCTTCTGATCCGACTTGGAGAGAGCGCCATCGTGGAACTCAATACGGGGAGCCCGCTCGTCATAGGAAGTCTCGTCCCAACCGCCGCTGTATTGGAAGTCGATGGACTCAACTCCAATAGACATCAGGGCAAGAACAGCAACCGGGACTGTGCGATTGTCACGACGATACCAACTGCCTTCGGTTTCCGGCTTCGCCAACTTGTTCAGCGTAGAGATCACCTTGCGGCGCTCCGCATCAGGGACAAGTCCTTCGGGCAGGAACTTGTAAGCATCCGGGCAAGACGAGAGGATTTGCGTGACAAACACTTCGTCACCAACCTTCGGATCAATGGTCACATCTTCAATGCAAGACTGAACAAGATTGGCAATCGTCTTGCGAGTCTGTGCCTTCTTGAAGTGAGCCGCCCAATCAAAGTTCGTGACGGGTGCGGTATTGGTCTTGGTCTTGTTGTTCTTCTTTGCCATGACGGAAACTCGCTCTCGGTGGGGGAAAAAGAGACTACTCGCTGCGACTCAACTTTCCCATCAGGTAAGATGACTTTATCTGCTTGTTATCTTGCAGAGTCTTTGTAAGCAGAAAGTAGACGCTTGGGTATTGTGCAACTAGTTCAGCCAACTTGTCTTGCTCATTGAGGGGAACATGTCTTTCGTTCTCCCCCTTTTGGTTTATCTGAACAATCTTGTCTTTTTTACCTAGAAAGAGCATACCATCCGCTACTATGAACGATTTGGTATAATACTTTTTCATTTGAATGAGACTGATGGGACTTGAACCCATGACCAATCGGTTAAAAGCCGATTGCTCTACCAACTGAGCTACAGTCTCGTTATCTTATTGATATCCCTTGCGAAACTCATTCGATACGGGATATCAACTTTTCAGTCAAGTTTCCGCAGAAACTTCTTGTCCAATAACTGAACTGTTAGCGGGTTCGCAAGGGGTCTGATCTGACTCTAACTCCTTGCTCAAAGCCTTTGCCCCCTTGACCATCCAAGACCGGAGGGGAAGTTCCTTCAGCCAATCCTGAAGCGTGGGGATCATACCCATGTCCTCAAGAATGTGCTGCTCACCAAGCATACGGGTCGGCACAGGCTTTCCATCGGACTTGCGGAGGATCACCTCGCCAAACACTTGCTGCGCGAGATAGATGCCGAAAGACGAGTGGAGAACTGCACGGTGACGAGCATCGGGAAGATGAGCCTTCGTCTGATCGAACCACTCATGGAGGGCGATGTAGTCCTCGGGCTGACCTCCGAACTTGCGAGCAGAACTCTTGGCGTGATAGAAGGGGTGGCTCATGCCTCAAAGCCTCGGTGGGAGGGGGAAAAAGTGAGGAAGTTCGTTTCAGCCCGACAAACGATAGAGATGCTTGTACGAGCGCAGTTCACGATTGCGACGAACCATGCCGTCAATATGAAGGAAAGCATGAGCGCCAAGTGCAGCAATGCGCTTTGAGAACTCTACATCCTTACGCAGTCGCGTAGATGCACAGGCAAGATTGCGGGGAGAAATCTTGCACATCTCAAACACAATGTCCTCGTTGTCTGCCCATTCAGGGAATGCAGACAGAACCATGTCGGTCCTACTCCACGCCTCGTTAGATATGGGAATAACAACCCCCTTGTTCGTCAGAACAAAGTTACTGTCAAACTGCTTCACTCCATCAGAGAACACAGGAGATTGTCCCTGACTGTCTTTATCCCAGTTGTATCGCTGAGGGGCATACGAGAAGATCGAATAGTCACTCAGGAGAAAGGACTGATGACCTGTATTGAAGTTGTCCTCTGCCGCAATCGCGTTATGCACAGGACTATTTGGCTCATTATGAACAGCCTCTACGATTCGGCTGATTCCCCTGTATTGGTTGCCCTTGTCGTAAAAGGCGACATGAACACCCTTCACATCACGGTAGATCAGATTGCCTTCGCTGAAAGAAGCCCACATGCAACCGTTCACGGTGCTAGTGACCCACTTCGGTGCTTTCTTGTTATCGCCACGAAACTCATGGTTCTTGTCATGGAACCACAGCATATTCCCTGATGCATCCATCATGTAGCCACCACTTGAGTCGTATGAAGCAGAGGCGATGGGAGCAAACTTCTTGGCGTTTTCTTCAAGCACCATGAACTCAGCGCTTGGGTCCTTGCGGAAGTTGAAGATCAGATTTTCTCCGTTCGTCTGCACAAATACGACAGTCCCCCACTTCGCGCAAATGATGTCCTTGAAGGTGCGATCAAACGGCAGAGACTCCCACACCTTCTTGCCGAAAGTACCCCAAGCGTACAGGCGACCAGTAGTGTCAATGGCGAAAGTCATCCCCCAAATGGTGATGCATCGAACAATGTGACCAAAGTTTTCCGGTGGTCCGTGAAAGTTCTTGTTCCCCACGCTGCTGACATTTACTCCATTCGGAGTGATCTTGCAGCACGAATGAGTGCCCCTAGAGTAGAAACCGAAAGCACCATCACGACCCGCCTCGCCAATCATGCGGACAGAGCCATCACTCAAGGTGAAAGCAGCGCAGTTATAACCGCTAAAGAAAGATGTGACCGTGATGCTCATGCAACAAACCTACCGCTAAAGGGGGAAAAAGACGAGTCACTTATGGAAGACTTTGTGCTTTTGTGTAATCAGGCTATCAAGCGAATAAGCCATCTTGCCAGTTTGTGCGATGTTGATACATCCTTCAAAGGCGCGAGTCACAACCATGTCTCCTCCGCAAACAATCTTCATCTTGAGAATGTCGCAAGTGATATGGAGAGCCTTGGTCCCTTCAATAGAAGAAGAACTGATGAGCCAATCTGGAATATCCCAGTTGTCATCAATGTCAAGTTCCTTGCCTTTCTCGTCTAGAAATGTCAGATAAAGACAATCCCCGTCGTAGTCTCCGGTATGACCGTGAATCACGCGAACTCCAGCAGCAAGTAGAATGGCAAGAGGTTGCCATCCAACAAGTTCACACCCTTCTAGGGCGACAAGGCAGAAATGAACGCCGTCAGTATTGTGCGGGTAAGTACCCGCAACACGCTGTAGCGTCATCAGCCTGTCAGCCTCGTCCTTGATCCACTCCCAATAGAGAGAAGGAATGCAACAAATCGCATTCAGATCACTCCTAACAAGAGCAAGAGCAAAATCGGTAGGAGAAGAAGTGACATGAGACTTCTTCAAGCCAAACAGTTTGCTAATAACATTGCGAATCTCTGGCTTGTTGAAATCAGCCTTCCATTCATCACGCTCCTTCATAAAAGAGCGCAGTTCCTTGATGATGTCCTGATTGGAAAACTTCCTCTGAGCCATGCCGGAAACCCATGCCTAAAGGGGGAAAAAGTGGGACTGGTGGGACTTGAACCCACAAGACTTTTGAGGTCGGCAGATTTTAAGTCTGCTGCGTATGCCGATTCCGCCACAGTCCCGATGGCTTCGGAGGGAGTTGAACCCTCACGCCTTTTGAGGGCGGCGGATTTTGAATCCGCTGCGTCTGCCAGTTCCGCCACAAAGCCGTATCACTTTATCGGTTCAGAACCGATCTAGGGCGTAGAAATAAACCGACCACACCCATTTTGGCTGCATCCAAAGTGGAGTATTGCTGATCCACCAATCCATGATTGGCTCAACCCGGTTGTACCAACCACGATCAAACATTGGCAGTCACCTCGTTCTTGCAGAGTGGACAAACAGGAGATGATGCTGCAAAGCGGAACTTGCAAGGCTCACACTCGTAATCGGAATCCTCGCCGCCATCTTCAGCAATCGTACTGACTGCGGCAGTCACCGTGGGCTTTGCCTTCGCAACCTTTGCCTCACGAATCTCGTAGATCATGCCGTCCTTACGGGGGCATTCACGATGATCGTAGCCATTGATGACGAGTTCCTTGTTCTTCGTATTGTCGCCAACAAGAACAAGGTGCTTATCCGAATCGTTGTCGATCACACGGATGGCGTACCCGTTGTTCCCACCATCAACACCTTCAATGCGCCAACCATCGGGAATACGAATGTTTCCGAAATGATCTCCAACGAGATTGATCTCACGGCAAGCAACAACATAGCCGTAATACTTATTCCCGCAGAAAACATCGGTCACATCACCCGCAATCTCGGTCATCACCTTCATGCCGTGGTGATTGCGCGTGAGAACAAAAGCCTTCTGATCGGTCGTGTGAATGATGGCAACGGTCGTGGTGTTCATCGTATCGCCGCAACGCACCTTGACCGCTTGTGCAGTCAGACCATTGACCGTGTACATGCTTGCTCCGACCACGGTCACGCTGCCGTTGCCCATGTCAATCACAATGGTTCCATCATCAGAGATGTCAAAGTCTCCAATCGCAGAATCAAAGGTGAACACACCTTCGTCCTTTGAGGTCTTTGAATACACCGTAGAGGGAAGAACGCTGTACTGACGCTGATCGCCAAAGACGGCGATGCGATACTTGCCATCGGAGCAGTCAAGCGTAGCGGCGGTGTAGTTGCGAGAGCAGCGCACAGTCTTGAACTGTCCACGACTGTTCAGCGTTCCGCTGTTCAACTTGCCGCCAAGCGCGTTTCCGATGGTCACAATGCGACCACTCGTATCAACGGCAGCGGAGTGAGAGAAGCCACAGGCAACGCTCTGATACTCGCCCTTCGGGAAGTCCAACTTGTTCTTGGCAGAACTACCCCAACCAAGAATGGAACTACCAATAAGAGCAGCGGAGTGAGAGTTGCTGACGCTTGCGATGCGAACGGAAAGATTGTCGTAGATGCGTGCTGGCATGGTCTAAACTCAGGCGGTTGGGGGGAAAAAGAGGTTTCGATATTTGAGAAGGGCAAGTTCCTTCTGCTTTGCCTCAATCATCACATCATATTGTCTGACTGAACAAAGTTCAGGAATCTCATTCACAATGAAGTCAGCATGTGCTTGTGGACGGCTGCCCTCTCTTGGTTCACTATAGTGAACTTTTGGAGTTTTTTCACCCCAAGTTGAAAGAGCAATGTCAGCAGCAACTTTCAGATCATCACCACCTGAGTTGAGAGAGTGATGATGAATGTCAAGAACAAGTGGAATGCCTGTCTTTTCGTGAACAGGAAGCAGATCGCGCATTGTCCACATGCCCTCTTTGTCATCGTTCTCAAGGGTCATTCTGCGCCTGACTCCTTCAGAAAGTCGTGAGAAGTTGTGGACAAAACGCTCCGCACATGCTTCCTTGCCGTCATAGACGCCACCCATATGGATGTTGATTGGGAAGTCATCCATCCCAAGCAGATCGCCCACAAGCGAGTGCATCTCCATGCACAGCAATGACTTGTCAACAACAGACTCGTCAGGAGATGCAAGACATGTGTAAGGTCCCGGGTGCATCGACAGTCGAATGCTGTTCTTACGAGCAAGTTCCCCAACTCCTGCCAACACACCCTTGATGGTGTGTGCGGTGGCAAGATCGTCAATCCCGTACTTCAGTTCCGGGTGATCCATGAAAGGAAACATTCCCGAACCAATGCGGAAGAAGTGAATGCCGTTCTCGACATTCCACCACATGATCTTCAGAAGATCGCGTGAGTTGGAAAGTGCGAGTTCATTGACCCTGCGGATGCTGAAACCATCCATCCGCAGCGTTCTGTCCGTAAAGACACGCTTGGAGGCGGGCTTCGTAGCCCCAAGAGTCATGTTCTGACAGGCATAACCGAGGTGTCGGATGGGCATGGTCGTCCTTGCTGCCACAACCTGTTCCCCCTAAGGGGAAAAAGTAAAAGGGTGAGGGGGAGGGCGAACCCTCAACCCCTCACCCTTCCGGGGGCTTATTGATTTTGAGGTCTAATCCAAACTCAGGATACGGCATGCCCTGAGCATCAAATGAGTCGTAGTACTGGTTTAATGAAGCACCACCGCCAAAAGCAGGAGTCGCATTCTTGCCAGTCACCAAGTTATAGAGTCCGACTCGCACCATCGGATTCAGGATTGGCTGCGGCAAAGAAGGACTATTATCGGGCTGATTGATGATCCTTCTGGTCTGTCTTGATTTGCTGTATAGCGGATTGCGCTCCATATCTACTAGTATACAGCAGCCATCATGCTCTAGTACGAAAAGTTCTCATTTTTCCGCAGAAAGTTTGCCATCGTAGATTAAAAAAGATAGCCCCGATCTCCGACAATCGGGGCTACCCCATCCCTCCCACTTGGTCTTTTTTCAAGCAGAAACTTGTCCGATAATGTCAGTCAAGTTCTGAATGATGATCTGAGCCTCAACATCGCCAGACTCAGCGCGTTTCTTGATGGCACGAATCGCCCAAGTAGCACTCTTGATAAGCCCTTGAGTTTTGACTTCTTCCAAGCCACGAGGACACGCCCAACCGTGGTCGTTCACAGAACGAGAGTATACACCTGGCTTGAACTCAACAGCACCCACAGAGTCCTCACAAACACGAACATACTGTCCTGCACTTTCGCCATTCAACACAGCGAGTCTGTCAAGACCACACTTGGAGTTGCTTGGGCGACGAGACATCAGTTCGTGCCTTTCTGTTTAGGAGTGCAAATGCGGCGCTCAACCTCAGCCAGTTCACGGCGCAGTGCATCCATCTCAGTCTGCGTGTTGTCTTCTCCTGCGTGAATGCTGCTGTACATATCACGGCGCTCACGCTCCATGTCCACTCTCACTTCGTCAAAGCGACGAGTAAAGTGTGCGGAACTAGAGATAGCGCCAGCGATGATAAAGAACTGGGAGCCAAGCAAAAAGTACATTGAATAGACATTGCCGCTCATCGTTGCGGCAGCGCCAAAAAGCATTCCTGCGCCAATGCTAAACAGAATCAAAGAAGTCTTGTTATTTTCGCACATTTTCTTTCCTTCGTAGGTTTCCTCATGCAGCCTCAGAGACATTTTCCAAGGTAGTAGTTTGATGCTTTTACGCATAATGGGAGATGTGGGGTTCGAACCCACGACCAAGCGCAATCTCATCTTTAAAATCAAACAAGTAAACATTTTCCTAATGGGACTTACAGGATTCGAACCTGTGACCAGACGATTCAAGTTTGTGTAACTTTCGCTACTCCTTGGACTATATCATCACCTTAGTTTTGTCACCTTAGGTGTCGGACGCTAATCTGGTGATTAAGAGGACTGAACCTCTCCAGTAGTCTCTGCACCTTTCACCGATGTATCGGTGACTTGGCTCAGGATTGCCTTATGGATTTCGTATCGCTTCATCCATTTGCGAACAGCATTATCGCTAACACCGTACTTTTTGCCTATGGACAATATCGACTTTGAACTTAAATCTTCAAGCAACTCATCTTTCGATGGACGCGTCACTTTTCGGCAAAACAAATCACTACACTCTTTTGAGCAGCAGTTCTTTTGCTTACCTTGAAGAGTCTTGTTGCAGATATTGCAATACTCCGCTTTTTTCCACTTAGGTTTCCCTGATTTCATCCGATTCAATCCGTCAACTTTCGATGACGGCGCACCACATGAAAGCCAGTTCTCTAACTTTGAATGTTCTCCTCTTGTGATAACAAGAAGATTGCAGGATCTATTATTTGTCCGATCACCGTCTAAGTGATGAACAACCTCATCTACCTGTAACGGTCTTCCTAGGCAAGTTTCTGCTACGGCTATGTGTTCATATACATACCCGTCCCAGTTTTCTGTTTTCATTGCCTTTGGATGATCTGGCAAGTAGATAATCCTGTACCCATTCAAATCTCTTACTGACTTTCTGTTACCCATAATGAACCTCCATGATAAAGCACGGTAGTTATTATCGTACTTTATCATTTGAACCTTCATTGAGGGTTCAGATGAGTCGTCAGCTCTAGGCCGCTGAGCTAAAGTCCCAGTTAAAAATGGGAAATGTTTACCTATTCGATTGTCAAAGAATGAGAGAGTCGCCTGCTCTTGACCGCTGAGCTAATCTCCCACCTACTAATATCCACTCAGAAAGAAAGTGATACGAAATCTCAACCAATCCATACTTCTTCTGGCTTGGTTTTTTCACTCACGATTTTCTTTGGTCCGTACATGACACGACTTTTGTTCTGACGAAAGATCGCGTTTTTGTTTGCATGAATAGTTGCGGATACCCCGTGATCGTATCCAGTCTTGTGCCCATCTTTTGACCCCTGTGCGTAGCCGAACTTCCAGCCAAAGTAAACTGAAGCAACTGAACACGCCACCATTCCCATCCCGTAGAGCAAATCCATTTTTATCCTTTCTGCTGATACTGTTAGAAAAGCCCCCGCTCAGGATTAACTGAGCGAGGGCGTTGCTGAATGGAGCCGAGGGGAGTCGAACCCCTGTGTTGACGAAACTGCTATCGAACCTTCTCCACGCTAGGTACGAGTCCGTCCATCAGAAGAGTCCTCGTACCATGAGTCCTCTGATAGCCTTAGAGTTCATAATATAGTTTTCAGCGCCTTGTACGCTAAGGCTTCGCAGTACGCTGATTGGCACTCTTAACGAGACTTTAGGGGCAAGCGCCACACCGTCTAAAGTCTTTGCTGCTTAAGCAGCGACAGCCATCAACGATTCGTTGGCGGTTGTTGTTTTGATCGGCTTTTTACGAGTTGCCCATCAGCCTCGTCGTGCAGTATCGAATAACCCTTTCGCAATCGAAACCATTTCAGCCCCTTCATACAGACCCATATTTCAATGGGCTTGTAAAAAGTCCTTTAGTCACGATCTGTTTTCCGCATTGCCTTCTGAGCAATGTTCTGCTCAAGACGGCTAGCAAAAGTAAGCAGATCGCCATTTTGTCCTTCAAGAATCATGTTGCCGTTGTCATCAGAGCAGCAATCACGGATCATGCCGATGATCTCTTCTGCAAGAGCATCATTCATGCCCACAAGCACTCCCTGCGTAACAGGACTAGGAGGAAAGACCCAACCATGAAGGCGCTGACGAGGAGATGCGCTTTCGTCAGTCAGGCGAATAGAAGAACTACGAACAGAGATATGACTCATGTTGAACTCCTTTTGTAAAAGGTAACTGAAGAATAGAAAAGTGACATGTATATTATAGCATCGCTCTCTGCGTTGTCAAGCATTCCCGGTTGGGTTCGAACCAACGACCTGCCGCTTAGAAGGCGGCTGCTCTATCCAACTGAGCTACGGGAACAGTTTTGCGTTTTGCGCAGTCAGGACAAATCCTAGTTTTTTCATCCTGCTTGCCCGGATACCAACCGTAAGAAGCGCCACCGGTCACATCTCGTCCACACACAGTCGTGGAAGGACTAGAAAGAAAATGTGCAAGCAGCCCATTCTTGGTGTCCCAAGCGAGTCCGTTGCCAATGGTTTGAGTGGCTTGATTGATTCTTGGTTCAGGCATCCCATTGGCTAATATCCGGCTATTAGCAATCGTGATACGAAAACACAACGGTGAGCCGCTTTTTTAGGGCGACTCACCGTTGGAACTTTTTTCAATCAGACTCAGGCGGTCTGAGCGACTTCAGCCGTCTGCTCCTGAGCGGCATTGCCGCCCGACCAAGCATACGAGCCACGCTCCGGGCGGCTAGCGAGTCCATCGTTCACCATGCGGCTCAACTCCTGAGCCACCTGAGTGCTGAGGGACTTGCTCGTAAAGCCCTGACCCTTCAGGATTTCGGCAATGGCAGCAGCCTTCACCGGACCCGTGGAGTTGCGGAGAGTGTTGCTCACCGCATCACGCATGGTCATCCCATTGGGGTTCTTCGCCTTACGACCACGGCGAGAGGCGGTTGCGCCACCCTTCACCGACTTGCGCTTGACTCCCGACCCCTTCGGGCGACCGGGACCACGCTTCGCCTTCGGGCGACCGGGACCCTTTGCCTTCTTCGGGCGACCGGGACCACGCTTCGTCTTGGGACGACCGGGACCCTTTGCCTTCTTCGGGCGACCGGGACCACGCTTCGTCTTGGGACGACCGGGACCCTTGTTCTTCGACCCCTTCGGGCGACCGGGACCACGCTTCGTTTCACCGCCGCCACCGTTCTCGCCCTCGTTGGGCGCGATGCCCAACTGCTGCTCAAACTGCGTGAGGCTGTTCAACTGCGCCACCAACTCCACATGCGCCGACTGAACCGCAGCGACCAAATCGTTGCGACTCACCTTCAACTGACGGCTGATGATGTCTGCCGAGTTGAAAGGAATGACGGCATTCTTGTTGCTCTTCATTTTGAAGATGCTCCTTTGAAAACCTGCCGACTGAATAGAATCAGATTGATCCTCGGCAGTATTGGGATCAATATGACCAAATCATAGAACGCTTCTTATTTGTGTCAAGTGATGTTAGTAACAAATGTAAGAAGATTCTTGATTTTTCTTATGTTGCCCTGACCCCCTAAATCTAAAGACAGAGGGGGAAAAAGAGCCGTAGGACGGGGGAGGGGCTTTTCAGCCCCAACCCCCAATCCTTTTATTGGTCACTTCTTCCGGCGAACGGGCTTGCGCTTCACGGTATCAGCCTCGTTGGGAGAACCACCCGCAACATGCTGCATAGCAGACACCGGGGAGGCAGAGGCAGGAGCCTCCCACACAGCCATGTTGTCCGCACCCACAGCCCCAACGCGAGAAGTGAGGATGTCAATGGTGAGGTCGCTCACGCTGAAGTCTCCCGCCTTGACAGCGTTCTCGTCAACGGCGGCGTACATGCGGTCGTAAAAGCCCTGACCGAACAGTTCAGCGAGAACGGAATCGAAAGTCTCGCTGTCGATCTGCTTCAGGTCACGGTTCTCCTTGTGAACCATCCACAGGCGATCCATCTCGCCCATGACGAGCGCCTTGTTGATCTCAACGCCCTTGCGAGTGAGATTGACGATTGCCTGAGCGAACAACTTGAAGCGATCAAGACGCTTCTTCATCGTCCCGTTATGATCCACCTTGATCGTGCCGTGAACACGAACGCAAGCATCAACGGTGTAGTTGTTGCCACGCGACTTGTCCACAAGGATCGTGTCAGCCGTGGCGTTGCCCTTCATCGTCTTGCACGAACCGCTCTTAGAGAGCGAGGTGCGAATCAGGGCATGGCTCTGCGTGTTGGTGATTGCGACCGAAGCGTTGCTAGTAATGGCGTTAGCCATCGTTTCTCCTTGCCGCCTATACAAGTCATGTGACTTGGTTTGCGGCTCTCAAGTGCTACTGTCAACCGGAACATCCGGCTGACTCTCCAAACTCCCCCGTGGAGGGGGAAAAAGAGGGTGAGAGGCTTTCACCACTCACCCCCATGTTACCCGACATTGACCTGAATGTGCTCACCATACGGAGGCTTTTGGTTCGTAGTGGTCAGCCACAGAACATCCACTTCAGGCTGATCTCCGAACTCTCCGTAGCCATCGGTGAGGTACACCATGATGTCCACGGGAACCTTCTCGTCCTTGATGTGCTCAAAGACAGGGCGAAAGTCCGTACCGCCGCCGCCCTTGAAGGCAGTCGGGCAAGACTCCTCCGGGGTGAGCCAACGCCCTGCGTGAACATCTGCATCGCATTCCACAAGGTAAAGAGGGCAGTTGAACTGTCTGCGAATCTCGTCAATCTCAGCGATTGCGGCAGACATCTCATCTTCACCCATCGAACCGGAGGTGTCCACGGCAAAGCCGATCTTCGGAGCGTCATGTCCGTACATGGACGGAAGGTAAAGCCCCTGATGGACAAACCGCCGATTGGGAGGCATGAAGGTGTAGTGGTCGCGCATGATGCGAGTCACGCCAAAGCGGAGGTACTGCTTCAGGGCTTCACGCCAATCAACACGGCTCTCCAACTTGCGAGACACTTCACGGTCAAGAGACTCAGGCATCTCGCCCTGCATCTTGGCACGGGCATGAGACAAGGCGATTGCCTGATCCCATCCCTGCTCACTCTGCTTCTTCTCTGCACGGCGATCACGAACCACGATGCCATTGCCATCGCCTTCCTCGTCGCCCTGACCGTTGTAGTCCAAGTCGCCCGACATCGTGTAGACCTTCACGACTTTGGCGTTCTTGATGACATCCTCGTAAATCTCCTCCGCAGACATTCCGGCGTACTTCTTGTCAAGGAGCACACCCTTCGGGAGATACTTGGAGTCGCCAAAGTTGTCGTTCAGGAGCAGATTGATGGCGTAGTCAATCGCAACATTCCACAGGAACGGATCACGGCTCTGACGGCGATCAATGTGACTGAACGCAGCGTGACCGATCTCATGGGCAAGGACGAACAACGCCTGATCCTCGCTCAAGTCCTTGAAGAACTTTGCTCCGAAACGGATGTTGCCGTATCGGTCAACGCAAGCCGTTGAGACTGCGCTATCGGACACGATGGAAACCTTGCAGTTCTCCGCAAGCAGTCCCCAAAAGGGAAAGAAGCGGTACATGCGAAACACGATTCCCTTCATGCGCTCACGGAGTTCGTTCAGTTCAGACGGAGTAAGTCCGACATCCTGAGCGTTGTCCGTAGCGGGAGCAGGGACGGTTGCGGTCGTAGAGGTTGTGTTCTTCTTCTTTGCCATGTTCCAACTCCACCGGGGGAGGGGGAAAAAGTTGGAGAAGGGGAGAGCGGCGAACCGCCCTCCCCGACTCCTGCGGGGGGATTACTTCTTGATCCCGTACTTCGTCAGCAACTTCTCATGGGTGAGCACCCACTTGTGAGCCGCCTTGCTCTCACACACAGCCGTCTTGACATGAGGATCGGAGGTGAGAGTACGGACAAAGAAAAGACACGCGATCTCCGGGGACAGAGCCGACACAATCTCGCAGCAGCGATCCGCATTCGTGCCAACAAACTTCTTGTCACCACGCGAAAGGCGCGAGGCAAGAGCCATCGACACGGCGTAGGAAATGCTGATCTTCTTCGGGTTCTCCTTGAACTCAGCCTTCTTCGCAATGAGAGCGTCGATGTCGGGCATGTCCCGAATCTCAGTACGGTACGCATTGAACTCCGCAGCAGCACCCTTGCCGACAAGAGGCTCCATGTCCTCCTGCTCGTCAAGACCCGCTTGCAGGAACTTCGACACACGCTCCCACGAACGAGGGGACGCAAAGTTCGCGTACTCGTCCTTCGGATCGGTCGTGAGCAGACCGGGACGGAAGTTCAGGAAGCCGATGACATGATCGTGAACTCCCGTGCTCATCGCCCAAGCAGACCACGCCTCAACGGAGGGTTCGTACTCAACCACGGCAAAGCGGTTACGCAGCGGAGCCGACAGCGGGTTGACATGCGCCTTGTGGGAAGCCTTGTTTCCCGCAGCCACGATGTACCAACCGTCACCCAACTTATGCGGACCACACTTGCGGTCAAGGATGATCTGAAGCGCAGCGTTCTGCACGGCAGCAGGGGCGGTGTTCAACTCATCAAAGAAGATGATGCCCTTGCCTTCAGCCGGGATGAACTCAGGACGCGCCCACTCAACGACAGCCTCGCCATCGGCGTTCTTGTCAACCGTAGGCAGACCACGCAGGTCAACGGGATCAAGCATCGACAGGCGAACATCAATGACCGTATCGCCGTCAGCAGCCTGATGAACCATCTGCGACTTACCAACACCGGGCGCACCAAAGATGAAGGTGGGAACACCCGTCTTACGGTTGCGCTTGATCTTTTCAACGAGATTCATTTGTTATTTCTCCGAACTGTAGTAAACGATGATGGTTCTCCCCGCTGGAGTTCCAACGCCCCAAACTTCCCCGGCGAGGGGGAAAAAGAGGAATGCGGTAGGGGAGGATCGAACTCCCATGTCAGGTTTGGAAAACCTGCGTAATAGCCATTATACGACAACCGCTTTGTTTTGTAATCAATCAGGCTCAATCGTGACAGTCAGAGCCTTTGACTGCAACTGATCTCTCAGAAGTTCAGCGTGCTCCTTGTGAGTGACAGAAACGATAGACAAGCCTTCTTTATCGACCTCAACAGTCTTGACATAGGCAGTCTGCTTGTCCATTTTCACGATTTCCATGAAAGTCCCAATGACATGGTTATAGGTATTGATGTCATCGTTATGAACAATCACCTTCCACATCGGAAGGGGCTTAAATGTGGGCTTGTTGTTTACCAAACTTGTTTCGTTGTTCATGCTTAATCCTCCGTTTGAGTAATGTCACCGACAGGCTCAATGCCTTTTTCTGTGTGCTTGAAAGAACCTTGGATGCCTGACATTCCCCATCTGTTTTTCGTACAACGGATGGCGAATCCTCCTGTTTCACGGTCACGAACTGCCGTAAATACCGAGTCAACAAGATGTTCCAACACCCTGCTTCCTGCGACCTGTTCCTTTTTATTCAACTGACCAACTAGTACGACATGAATGTTGCTTTCAACCGCAGCAGATTTATACGCAGCGATGCATCTTTCCATTCCTGTTTTGTTCTTTGCTTCTTCAAGCATTTGGATGGAATCAACCACCACAAGGTCAGGAACTTCTTTTTCAACCACCTTCAACTGCTCTTTGAGAGAGCGAATGTCGCCACACCTAAACCGTGCGCCCGACTTGATTTGCGTCTTTGAAACAGTCTTGAACTGTTCAAGTGCAAACTCGTTCTGCCAATAAAGTGCCTTGAGTGCGGGACGGTAATCCGGTGCGGTAATCTTTCCGCAAACTGCAATCATTGCGCGAGTCTTGCCCACACCGGGACTTCCTGCAATCAGACTGATCTGACCACGGGGAAAGCCTTTTGACTTCCCATCTTCAGAGAATCCCCAAAGCATGTCAATGTGGTCGATGCCACATGCAAAGCGGACCAACTTCTTGTCCGCAATCTTGTCAAGGGATGTAACGGTTCCGCCACCAATAAGTGCGCCCACTTCGACATTCTCTTTCTGATCTGCACGGTATCGTGAACGGCAGACACGAATGTGATTAATAAGAGACTGCTGATCTTTGGAAAGTTCCGGGTGAGCAGTCGTGATCGCACCCAAAATCTGAGATTCACTCCAGCCGAGCATTTGGACCATGAACTCAACCTCACGGTTGAGGCTCAGGTGTCCAAGCACTCCTTCAACTGAAATAGAAGTTCGTGGCATAAAAAGTTCCCAACTGTTGATTATAGCCGATGTATGCTATCGTGCAAGACTATTCTTGCGGTTTTCCGATAGATTACACTTTTGTCACACCGTGTCTCCACTCAACTGATACATGCGCTTGAGGGTACGCATCTCTCCTGACACCTTTGCGGTGCTGTAAAGCAGGTTGAACAAAGGCGGAACAAGGCGGCAGCAGCGAATGACAAACTCCTTGTCACCTTGATCCCACTTGGTGTTCAGGTAGATAGTCATCCACCCTGCATCACGGCGGCGGGTCTTTTTGCCGCCAACGCTCTGACTTTCCAAATCATCGGCAATGCGCTTCATGTTGACCGAATCTTTGCGACACACCACGCACAGGTGCATGAAAAGTTCGCTGTAAGTATCCTCGTCCTTGTAGTGATTGGAAGTGTCTTTCTCCACCCAAAAACGATGGAGCATCGCAGGACTATCGTTGTCGTAGATGTGCATGAAGCCAATGACTGTCTTGGCAATATTCATGGCTATGGGTGCAGAAGTGGAGCCACGAAAAACATGAGAAAAAAGGCGACCGATCAGTTCAGGACGGCTTGCAAAAGCCTTGCCCACAAGGGCAGGATGAGTCTCAAAGAGGCTCAACCATTGCTCTACCTTGACCGCTGACCACACCGATGATTCGATGACTCCGTTTTGACCCCCACGATCACAGCCAAGACTAGAAGCATTGTCCAAGACAAAAGACAGAACATCCGGGTTTGTAAAAACAGACGGGCTGATGTCTTTGGTGGACAGCGAGACATGGGTGCGAGGCTGACTCTGCTTCTCCTGCATAACTGCCTTAAGCAGAGTAAGGACAGCCTCTTTGTTGTCCTCTAGCCCACGCCAAGCCCCGTTTCCGTGTCCGTACCCGTAACTCTGACACGCCCGCATGGTTGCAGGAATACGGTAGTCCATGCCCCTAACAGGGGTAAGGGGCAGGTTGCTCATGTCCTTAGCGGAGGCAGCGCTACCCATGTGGCGAACCGCCACCTCACAGAGCATACGAATGCTCTCAGGCGGCAAAGTCTCAAAGGGGATGTCGCTTAGTGTGAAGTGCTCGTTCATGGGGATGCTCGTAGATTACACGAAAGTTTGGGTAGTGGAAGCGACTGTTGACGCTTTTCTCCAAGTCCTCCCCCCGAGGGGGAAAAAGAGCAGGCTTCACAAACCGACTTTTAGAACTACAGCAATCCGATAAAGGGGAATGCCCCGTCATATACATATCCCGCAGATGGCGGATTGGACATCTTTTCTAGCAAATTCAGCCGAGATAGACAACTATCTCGTAAGCGAGAATGAACTCATGAGGGTAAGGACTACCCCTGCTCCACGGAGACTTGCCCTTGCTCTTACCAACGCATGCAACGAGATCTGGACCTTTGTGACATCTGACGAGAAAGTCTCACTCTGGGCAACGACATGCAGAGTTCACGAGATCCTGCAGCAGGGAGCAGCAGAAGAACTAGGCATGACAGAAGCAGGTCTTCCTGAAGATCACGCATGTCGTCACATTGTAGATAAAAAAGTATACTTCCAACCTCAACCAGGTGAAGATCCAATTGAGGAATGGAAATCACAGTTTGAAGCCCTTGATTCCAAGGCCATGGACTATCTCGATAGAGGCTTCTCCCCCCTCCCCTTCCAAAAGGAGATAGCTCTCTGGGCGTGGCACACCCAGTATTGGCTAGCTTACTTTTGTCCTTTTTTAAATTTGAATGGGATGACAGGTCGCTTCATGACGAATGCGGTGCGTCTGAGATGGTCCATGCCACTATGGAGATGTGACACGACGCGTGGTGCGTGGCGCCAAAACTTCGATATGTATTCGCGCATCTGGATGAAAAAAGGGCCCTTCCACCCCATTCCCCTCGCAGTGCTACCAAATGTGAAAAAGCTGGATTTGGTTGGTCAGTCCGAAGATTAACGGGTTACTAAGAGGTAAGTCGGTGCGCAAAGTGGGGCCGCAGTGCGGTGTTTGGTCCCTCCATAGTTGCCATGGAGACCAGACAGTGCTTGAAGAAGACGAAACCATTGACGGTGATAAACTTCTCGGCTTTTTCAGCTATGCAACATTCGTGGTGCATGAGCTGACATCATCTGCCGAACTTGAGGGAATTCTCAAGCTCGGAGCCGTTGCGATGGACCGCATGGCAATGCTTGTTCAGGAAGGGACAGCGTCAGATGATGACTTTCGCACCGCAAGCGAACTTTACCTGAATCTTCACGCGAGCGCTTTACTTGTAGAGCTTAAGCTCGAGATCGATGAAACTCAATTGGCTGAGGTAGCCTAAATGAAAAAGTACGTCTCAGTGCTTACCAGCTTGCTTCTTCTGCCCGCTTTTTTTGGCTGCAGTGCGACAGATGGAGTAAGAGCTGGTGCGCAGCCAGAAGTATCTCGTGAAGAGAAAATCATGATTACGTGGTTTCGGTACCACACCGATCTTGTGGAAGAGATTCGGTGCTCCAGCACTATGGATGGCCTGAAGAGCAAGGCTGAAGAAGCGATTGCTGCTCGTCAGGGTATTGTTCGGGATCTTTCCCAGTATCAGTACGAAGGCTTGATGTCTAATCCCGACGTAGAGGTTTGGTACGAGAAGCTTAGGATTAATTTGGGCACAGAAAACATTGCCTATGTTAGCGCTTACGAACGTCTGACCGGCAAGACGACCTCAGTGAAACTGCGCTGAGCTTTAGTTGAAAAATAATAAAAATCCGTTCCTTTCTTAAAGGAACTCTATCGCTTTTGAATGAATTTCTATCGTATAGAAATTCATTTTACTATGCCACATCCACTCTCTCCAGAACATCAGGCTGCCCTTAACCGACCAACTATCATCCTAAGGGCAAAAGCACCTCACGTACAGTCTCCGCCAGACAGTGCTGAAGAACTCATTCAGGTCATACGTCAGATGAAAGAATCCCAGTCAGACCCCCAAAGGGTGCTGATGGTTGAACTTTTTGATACTTCTTTTGTGGATGACTTCTTACGTCTATTGCCAGAAGGCTCTGGTCCAGTCTTCAGGCCGCTTCTGGAGCTACTCGCTGAAGACGTAGAGACTCTTGTTCTAAAAGAAAAAATCTACCACAACCGCCCCCGCCCTAAAGAAGTAGCGAAGCGCATGGGCATGGACTTCCAGTCTTCTCCTTCCGAGACCGACCACTCGCCTTCATACCCGTCTGGTCACATGGCATGCGCCAGGATCCTGGCTCACGCCTTGAGTGAGAGCTTTCCGCATAAAGAAAGCACTTTCATGAAGATGGCGGACATTGTCGGTAGAAGCAGGATCGACGGTGGTCTTCATTTCCCATCCGATATACAAGCAGGCGCACTGTGGGCAGACCTCTTGTGGAACGGTGCCAGAAGATCTGGTCTACGTACAGAGGAGCTAATTTCAAATGAAAAAATCAAAAAAGCACTTTAGAGCCGTCTGGATCTCCGACTTACATCTTGGAGCTGACTGCGCCTCCCCTCATAAAGTAAATGAATTTCTTGATTCGTTTACCTGCGACTACATGTATCTTGTAGGAGATATCATCGATGGATGGCGTCTCAAAAGCAGGTGGCACTGGCCAAACGCAAATTCCGCCACGGTGCGTAAGATTCTGAAGAAGGTTAAGCAGGGTTCTCGTGTCACGTACCTACCAGGCAATCATGATGAGTTCTTACGTCTTTGGCTTCCTACCAAAATTACTTTGGGCGACATCCAGTTCAAAAGTGAAGCGTGTCACACAACTCTTGACGGCAAGAAGATTCTTGTTCTTCACGGCGATCTGTTTGACTCTGCTGTCCGCCTCAACCCGCTGATCAGTGCCCTCGGTTCCACCGCATACGACTTCCTTGTTGTATCTAACCGTTTTGTTGGCAAGACTTTAAGGATATTCGGAAAGAAGAATTGGTCGTTCTCTAAATTCATAAAGCAGAATTTTAAGCAAGCAACAAACTTCATTTTTCATTTTGAGCACCACATCTCTGAATACACGAAGAGACGTGGATACGACGGTGTTGTCTGCGGTCACATCCATAAGCCAGAGATCCGTGATCTCAACGGCGTGTCGTACTACAACTGTGGCGACTGGGTGGAGTCGTTCAGTGCCTTGGTTGAAACAGAAGACGGTGAAATAAAGCTCGTGTATTGGGCAGATATTTAAAATTCGGGGAAGAAAAAAGAAGGATGTACCCGTTCTTTGAATGAATTTCTATACAATAGAAATTCATTTTAAAAAGGGGTTTACCTATGCGAATACTACTGGTCACCGACGCCTGGGAACCCCAGATCAACGGGGTTTGCACTACCGTTAAAAATGTACACAAAGAGCTAAACCAGCTTGGTCATGAAGTCCTACTTTTTCATCCAGGACTCTTTTGGGGAGTCACCATCCCAGGATCTGGAGGGGTAAAGCTGTGTTACCCGTTTCTTAAGAAGAAGATCGCCAGGTTCAAACCTGACAGGGTTCACATTTTCACTGAAGGTACTTTGGGTTTCAGTGCCAGACGAGCATGCGCAAAGCTCGAGCTACCGTTCACAACAGGATATCACACAAAGTTTCCAGAGATTTTAAACCAGTGGTACGGAATCCCCATAGGTCTGACCAGATCATACCTGCGCTACTTCCACAGCCTCTCCAAAGGAATTTTCGTACCCACCCGCTCCATGAAGGGAGAACTCATCTCCCTTGACTATCTGCTGTCTCCTGCAGGCAAGATCCACGTGTGGGGCCGTGGGGTAGACAGTGCCCACTTTTCACCCCCTGCATGGAAGCGCAATGCTCTCAAGATGGGCACCAGGCGCCTTATTTGTGTGTCGAGAGCCCATTGTGAAAAGAACCTAGAAGACTTTTGCGCCCTTTCAGGACACGGCTACTCGTGCACACTCGTTGGCGGTGGGTCGTATCTGGATACTCTTAAAAGAAATTATCCAAAAGTTAATTTCACTGGCTCTATGCCTCCAGCAGACGTTGGTAGAGCTCTACGTGAAGCAGACATATTCGTGTTCCCTTCCAAGGCTGACACTTTTGGTTTAGTCATGCTGGAAGCCAATGCATGTGGTCTTCCCGTCGTGGGATACCCAGTCACAGGACCAAAAGACTGGATTAAAAACGGGAAGAATGGGTACATCGCACACGACACTTCCTTTGAATCACTGAAGTTTGCAGTGCAGATGGCAAGCATCCATTGCGCACCCAAAGACGCAATTTCCCATGCTGAAGGAAATACTTGGGAAAAAACTGCCCAAGACTTCCTCGCCCTTCTTCATCCTTGCCGATAAATACTTCGGCCAGTTAATACTGACCAACGAGCGAATAGGATTCTCTCGGACACCACCTTCGGGTGCTTCCCCTTCTCGCTAGGGGATTACGAGAGATCCCTTTCACTCACATTTTCTTTCCCGGATTCCCCCCATTGCTTCCTTGCGGTGCTCTTCCCCCCAGAACCTCGCAGCAAACGTCTCAAAGCGCTTGACAGTAATGGGGGAATCTTCTTTTTCACGCAGCAACTCCAGCGCAAACCCAACCTGGTTACCCCCGTGAAGTCCCACCCTGCGAAGACGAAAGTCACGATCTGGGCCGCAGTGCCGCACCCGCTTCGCCCTCTCGTGAATAAAAAATTGGGCAGGACGCAGAAAGCGATCCTCCAAACCCATCCTGTCACTCCACCACTTTGATCCCATCACCCCCAGTGCCCAACGAATCCCAGGAGGAGGAAAACGACGAATCTTCGTCTCGTTCTGCCGCTGACCACGTGTCCACAAAGACCCCCAGTCCCACGACCCAAACGCCTCAGCACCCCACGCACACAACCACGTTTCAGCCCGTTTGCTTAAAACAGGACCACCCTCAAGCCACTCACGGTGCTTGCGGGCCCCCAACCTGTCAAAAAGATCAATCACGCCCATGTGCTGCGGAGACAACATCCAGCCCCAGACAGCCTCTCCCTGCCAACGAAGATGACGCCCACGAGTCTCCGTAGGCATCCCCCAACGGTCACGATGAAGAGGATGAATGTCTTCCCAGTACGAACCGTCAAAAGGACGACTCCAAGAACACACCAGAATGTCCGATGCGTGAACAAGACGTGTCGTCATGATCTCTATTTTCTTAAGAAGTGACCCTGAGGGGATTCGAACCCCTGTTACCTCCGTGAAAGGGAGGTGTCCTAGACCAGGCTAGACGACAGGGCCTTTTTTAAACGAGAAGCCTACTCGCCAAACATGAGTTCCCCCGAGGGAACTCACTTTAATATCCGTCTGGGCATACCCAGTGCCCAAAAAACTTTCTACTTTCTGCGATAAAGTTGTACCCAGTCGTGCATTCCCTGCCACCTGGGAATGTCAATCTCGCCATCGTAAACCCACTCCCTCTCCACAGCACTCCATAACCCAGTGGAACCAGTGGCTCCACCACTCCCCTCTCCCACAAGAATCAGCTTGTCCCCACCAAAGCGCTTCAGTGCCTCCGCTTGCCAGTCCACCTCTGTATCCATGTACGGCCACACCATCATCAGTGCGTCTCCTCCAGCCCCTTCCCCAGCGTGATCCTCCCCAGAACGCTGCACCACATCCGTCCACGTATGGGAGGAGCCTTCCCCCTCCGTGTCAAAACGCTCCTTTAGGAACGAATTCTTCTCCGCAGCATGAACGTCAGAAGCCTCCACCGTTACCTCCATGTCCCGAAGCAAACGAGCCCATAGACCACGGCCAGCACCTACTTCAATCACCTTGTTGCCGCCCAGCCACGCCTTCAACTCCTCCAGTGCCCCACGACTGGGAACAGCCCAGCCGTAACGACTCGTAAAGAAACGGCGTCTGCCGTATTCCTCACCGCCTTCCATTGGCCCAACACGATCACGAGGACCGTGCTCACGAATCCATGCCCAGAGTTCGTCGTTGTCCATAGAGGAAAGGGAGTCAGCTAATTTTGTAATGGAGTACCAGTTCATGTAGTTATGTTTCCCATCGTCAGGTGCCTTCTCCTCTGCAAAAAGTGGCTACAGTGGGTAGTAATTTTGTTATAAGTGTGATGAAGTGTGTAGCAGTGTGGGGCATTGTGGAGAGAAGTGGGGAACCGAATTTTCTTAAAACGAATTTTCTTATAACGCAGATGGGTGGCAAATAAGGTTAAAAATACGGGGGGTCTAGACTCTAAAATACGGGGGGTCTAGACTCTAAAATACGGGGGGTATGAAGTTAAGAGGGAGGGGGGTATGGGTGCTCATAGTCGTTACGGATGCAGAAAGTGAGCGATGGTCCGAAGGGGTCTGGAGTTTTGGTCCTCAAAACCTCCTCCAACAGGACTAAATTGGGATGGGTGGGAGCCATGATTCCCATGCGCTTTACGTGCTGGATGATGTAATTGAGAATGTGATGATCGCATCCATCCCCCACCTTGCGAGCAACCTCTGCGGTGCATTTGGGATGATTCAGGATGTCATAGGGGGTTTTCCAATCGTCTACGCTAAGGCTGGGAAAGTGTGACGCTGCCTCCATCAGCACCCTCTCCGTGACATTTGGACCCTCCAGTGCTGCCCTTCTGATCCACACATGGTATTGCGGCCCACTCACGATGCTGAGAAGAACGCTTTCTGTGGCTGCTTCTGAAGCGATTGCGCTGAGAAGTTCTTTTGGAATGTTCCATCCACTGCGGTTGTACTCATTCCTCTGGAAACGCCGGAGATCGTATTGGAGCATTTGGGTATCGTTGTCGAATTCACTACGATCCAGTTTGTGAAGATACCCTTGTTTCTCCCAGTCTTGGAGAACACTATTCGCAATGTAGCGCGTTTGCTTAAGTCTGCTCTTGAGAGCTTTTTCAACAATGGGCTTGAACTTCTCCTTGCGGAATGGATTACGGATACCTGAAATAGCATAGACTAACGACAAGCCCACTTCGGGATTCGGATGCTTCAGAGAACGGAGGAGAAAGTCGAAGGTGACATTGGGGTGCTTCAGGATGGCGCACATGTCGTATGAGCAAATTCTCCGTGATTCCATTGCCTTGGAGAACACATCCCCATTCGCATTGGGATTCTCCAGACACGGAAGGGTCGTATCGTACCTCTTGACGCCTTCCATGAGAACTTCAGGAGTTGCATTGGGATTCTTGGCAGCAGCAGCACGAACCTTCAATGAAAAGGTGGAGTACTTGAGGATTTTCCTAAGGACTTCTGGGGGCACACGGGGATGTTGTGCAACCCACATGTGGTGATCTTCATTCATTCCCTTTAAGATATTGAGAAACTCCTTTGTGGTGGGAGTTTTCTCTTGGGTGGTGTCGTTTGTGGTAGTCATTTTGTTTGCCCGAATTTTCTTAAGAGGCGGCTTTCTGTGCCTTCAGAGCAGCGACCTGGAGTTTAAGAATGGGATCCTTTTGTAACCTCTCTTGAGCAGCACTGCGGACTTGCTCAATCTTATCTTCCAGAGCCTTCAGCATGATTTCGGGAGTGACATTAGGATTCAGGGCAGCACCACTGCGGATACCTTCATCTTCATCCTCCATTGCCTTCCGCAGAATTTCAGGAGTGGCATTGGGATTCTTGGCAGCATAATAGCGGACCCAGCAATACTCGTCACCCATTGCCTTCAGGAGGACTTCAGGAGTGGCATTGGGATGCTTGGCAGCAAAACTGCGGACATCTTCATCCTTGTTGTCTAGGTCTTTCAGGAGTTTATTGGTAGTCTTGGTAGTCATCTTGTTTTCCTGCCCGAATTTTCTTAAGATGCGTCATTGGAGGTGTGGGGGATTCCCGTTGCCCATACGGAGCCATCACGACGAAAGTGAACGGAGTGAGCAGAAGAGACAGGTGACGTATCCTCATCGGTGAAGTACGGATGAGTATACGGATTGTAGCGTACTCTTCGTGGACTGTCAAGGGTAAAGAGCGGAGGAATCTTGGCAGTTTTCCACCGCCCACGCACTCCTGCGTGAACATTCTTCACCCTTTGGGCGAGAACACGTTCGCGCCCTGCTGAAGAAACATGAAAAGTTACTCCACCAGACAGAAGAACTTCCTCCAGAAGGGCAATCACCTTTCCTGTGTACCTGTCTTTCACCGACCAACACGCCTTGTGGAGATTCCTGTACACCGTCACAGAAACGTCTACTCCCTCTGGGTAACGCAGATACGGAGGCTGTTCTTTTTGTGATGTGGGCATGGGTGAAAGGTTTTTAAGGTTTAAGAGTAATTTTTAAGTTTTTTAAGGTACGATTATCTACATATTGTGATGTGTGCGTAATTGAGGTACAATTACTTGTTTGCCCGAATTTTCTTAAGAGGCGACTTTCTGTGTCTTGAGAGAAGCGACTTGGAGTTGAAGAATGGGATCGTTTTGTAAACTCTCTTGAGCAGCGCTGCGAACATCCGAATTCTTGTCTCCAATTGCCTTAAGCAAAATTTCGGGAGTGGCATTGGGATGATACGCAGCAGCCTCACGGATCTTAACAAACCTGTCTCCAATTGCCTTCAGCAGGACTTCAGGGGAGGCGTTGGGATTCTCCGCAGCATTATAGCGGACATCCGAATTCTTGTCTCCAATTGCCTTAAGCAAAATTTCGGGAGTGGCATTGGGATTCCCGGCAGCAGCATAGCGGACACTGTATTCCTTGTCTTTCATTGCCTTCATCAGGACTTCGGGAGTGGCATTAGGATTATCGGCAGCCTTCCAGCGAACTTCCTTATAATCGTCTTCCATTGCCTTCAACAGGACTTCGGGAGAGGCATTGGGATTCCCGGCAGCACAATAGCGGACAACGCGATCATTGCTGTCTAGGTCTTTCAGGAGTTCTTCAGGAGTATAAGTAGCCATGTCAGCTATCTCCATTAAAGGCTTCATCGGTATAACGAATGACGCTCTTGATCTTGCCATAATTGCGACGGGCAAACGCTACAATGCGCTTGTATTCCTTGGCGGTGCAGTAAAAGTGGACATCAAATCCACTCCCTCCACAGCCACTCCCGCAAAAATATGGCTGGTAAAAATCTTCAAGTGCATGAGAAATATCAAAATAATCTCCACGGCTGTAAAAGAAAATGTAGTGGTACTTGATCGGCTTCTTGGTCTTGATTTTATTAGTCATTTTGTTTTCCTTAATTTTCTTAAGAGGCGGCTTTCTGTGCCTTCAGAGCAGAGACTTGGAGTTGAAGAAGGGGATCGTTTTGTAAACTCTCTTGAGCAGCGCTGCAAACGGACCAATCCTTGTCTCCAATTGCCTTCAGGAGTACTTCGGGAGTGGCATTGGGATTCCGGGCAGCATGGCGGCGCACACGAACAGACCTGTCTTCGATTGCCTTCAGCAGGACTTCGGGAGTAGCATTGGGATGCTCCGCAGCAGCACAGCGGACATAACCATTCTTACTGCCTAAGTCTTTCAGGAGTTCTTCAGGAGTACTGTTCTTAGCCATGCTCATCGTATGGTAGCACAAGAGGCTAGCGCCGTCAAGTATAGTACGCTACTTTGACATAGATTACATAAAAGATAAAGATTACTTCTTCAATTTTTTCTTTTTAGCACTGTAGAGCAAGGAGTGAAGTGGATCATTCCATCCACTCCTGATTGCCTTGGCGTTTGCTGCTGCTTCGGAGCGAACAAGCTTGCTGGAGTCAATGGCAGCTTCATTCCACAGAGAACGGCTGATCCTTCCATTGGAAGCGGCTGCTCCACGAACTTCTGGACACGGATCTGCCATTGCCAATCGGAGTATTTTTGCCGTGGCGTTTGGATTTCCTGCCGCCGCAAAACGGATCAAGGGATGCGGATCTCTCATGCACTTTGACAGCATTCGTTCGCTACGGGAGTGAGAAGCAGTAAACGCGCCTTCCACAATGTCATTTGTCGCCTTGCGATACTTCTTGCTCACTTGAAATTCCTCATTTCGTGTATCTCAATCTCTGTCATGCCGATGGCAATGCCGACACACAGAAAAGCAATAAAGGTCAGAATCATGAAGTTGAGCCACAACAAATCCAATAGATCAAGAGTTTGGGGACTTATCTTCACTTACCGTCATCTTTCTTGAAGCAGTCCCAGCCCCTTGACTCAGCAATGGCATGAGGATCGTGTAAACGAGAATTGTCAAACATGAGGGAGTTGTACTGCGCTTGCGACTGGGCAACTTCTCGTCTTGCCTCGTCACGCTCCTTCAGCGCCTGATTGCGCTCCTCCATCAGGCGCAGGGCATCATCGGAAAAGCGCTCTTCCTGCTCCCTCGCATCGTCGCGTTGAGACACGAGTTCGTCAATCATGTCCTTCATTTGAAGCATCAGAAGACGATGTTCATACCATCTGTCTGGATCAAAATATCTGATTGCCTCAGAAAGTGACTCGTTGATGTGTCTCAGCCTTATTTCCTGTGGCTTTGGTTCAAGTGCCATCTTGCGTGATTCCTTTCACTTCAAAAGAATATTTATGTTTAATCATCCCAGCCCAATGCTTTGGAGATTGGCTGAAACCACTCGGTGTGTGTTGGATGTGGGTAGATGCCAAGCCTCGCCAATTTCCATAGAACTTCTTCTGCTCGCTTACGGCAGTCTTCCAAATCTGCGCCATTTTTTGCTTCGGCAGCAATTTCTCGCAGATCACGAATGAAATCTGCACGGGTGGAAGATGTCGGTCTGTTCATGTCGAAATCCATGGGACTCCTCAGTCGGCAATGGGTTCTGCTGCGGGGGATTCGATGACCACTTTGCCCGCCTTGCGCGCAGCACGAGCCTTGCGGAGAAGAGCGCGAAGAGGATCTTTCCACTTCTTTGCGTTCGGGTGCTTACGCGCTGCCTTGCGAACATTTTTGTTGGGGTCTTCCAGAAGAGTATGCCACTGACCCTCCGTGAGGTACACGGAACTTTCAGCGATCTCAATGCGGACATCGGTCCATTTGCTGACCAATGCAGCCTTGTGAACATCAGCACCGCACACCGTCTTGCTCCAACAGGCGTATTTTGTGATGGATGTGCGAATATCTGGAGAACGACTGCTAAGAGCCTGAACAGCCAAATCACTGTAATTGAGCATCTCGGAGTTACTTACTGCCTCCATGCGGACCCTCCGGGAAGCGTCCTGAAGCGCAAGCCCCAAAACCGTCTTGCTCGCGTGACAACTGTCTGCAGCAGTTCCCCGCACATCCTCATACTCGCAGGTCATGCAAATGAGTTCCTGCTCCTTTGTCAGACGAGCATTTTCGATAGCCATACACATGAGACGGCAATCTTTGGACGCAAGAGCCTTGTCGATGCACCGCTTCGACAGCGATTGCTGAGCAACATTGTATGCGATCTCCTTCATCTTCTTGTCCTTGCAGTTCACAAGGTCCAGAAGGCAAAACACAAAAGGCTCATCCAGCTTGTTGGAGTAATAGGAGAAATCAATCTCTGCAAAATTTTTGGCTATCAATTTTAAGAAGTTGTCGCTGTGAACAGCATCTTTAAAGAACTTTGCAAGAATGGGATTGATCTTGTTTTTCTTTTTGGCAGGCATGGTGGTTTCCTTGTTTCAGAATTATCTCTTGTTGTATTCGGCAGCAGTCTGGCGGGTGTAGTTGAAACTAATGGGCGACCCAAGCTTGTTCACGACATTCCGATGGAGAAGCCGCTTGATGTTTCTGAACTTCTGTGAAGTGCAGTACAGGTGGATGTCGAATGCTCCCGTCTGGATGAACATGCCTGATCCGTACACGGCGCTTTCGTAACGCTCCTCCAGCAGATCTCTGGTGGAGATGTAGTCACCCTTCTTGTAATGGATGAAGTAGTGGTGCTTCGATGGCTTTTTCGTAGAAGTGGCAAGTGTCATAGAGGTAGTTTACGCAACCGTTGGGGGCTGTCAAGAGGTGTATGCTACTTTTCCGACACTTTTTAAAATGAAAATTTATGCCGCATTTTTTAAACTAGCCAAACTGTTTGTCCGTCTAATTTTTCTGACTAATGACTCTATGTTTTTCAATGTTCTGTGGTCTGATGGAGTTTTGCTTGTCACCACAGTTGCTCCATCACGATTCTTCCAAACTAAGTGTTTGCCTTTTCTTGAAATGAAAAAGCCGTTTTCTTTCATGAACTGTTCGATTGCTTTGCAAGTATTCATGGTTGTGGCCTCGTATAGATACAGGTCCAACATCTGAAGATTCAGAGCACAGAAAACGGCAAGATTTCAAAAAAGTACTGAACCGATTACAGGACGCTATTTCTGGCCCTGTGATTCGTCAGGGAAGCAGTCCCACTTCCTCATTGCTGCATAACTTTGAGGAGAGATCTTTCCCTCAAAGTTGTGAGACTTCAACTCACACACTTCGCGTCTTGCCTCATCTCTTGCCTCCATCATGGCAGAAATAATGCTCTCTGTTTTTTTTATGTCTTCAGGTGGCATGATGGAGTTGTGGATGTCGATGTATCCACACTCTAATCCTGCAAAGTACGCATCTGGACCAAATCCAAATATCTGATACAGAACGTATCTGTAAGAGCCACGGTGCACAAGGTCTCCTTCATGGATTCTCTTGCAGACTTCATAGAACGCCCTTAAACGATCATCGTTAGAAAGTCTGTTCCAAAAGTCTTCCGCACTCTGCTTGAAGTTTTCTTTTTCTTCTTGCAAACAATCATCAATAGATTTGCCGTCTTTTCCATTTTCGGAAAGCGCTTTGACCAAAGAATCAATTTGCTCTTTTTCTGATCGTGAATCGCTATCCATTTTTATACTCCCGCCTCATTCATTAAAGGAGCCTAAGTGCCTCTGAAAGACACTGGTGTGCGTCGTAGAGATAAGAAGAAGCTCTCTTTGCAGAGTCAGCACTTCTTGCTCGGTTTATGCTCCTGACAGCATCATCAAGTATAGAGATGCATGAATAAAGGTCTTTCTGCGCTTTTTCAACAACAGACATAATGCTGTCACGAGCAGATGAGCACATCCTGATCTTCTCTATTCCGGCAACGATGCCGTAGACATCATCGCAGTCGCTCAAGACTTTTCTCTTAAAGTCAAGAACATCGCTTTCAATGTCTTCAATCTGATTGGAGATGCCTTCACGTAAGACGGCAAACTCCACAGCCCCCGCATCTGTATCAAGCAGTTTAGAAATTCTGTACAATTCATCTAAAACTGTATAAGAGGCACTATTCATGATTTGATGCCTGCTTCGGTGCGAGCCTTGTCTAAAATCTCCCACATCGGGTTGATGACATAGGTTGGATTATGCGGGTTGTCTGCGCGACTTTCTAAAATAACACCCTTTTTTTCTAGTGCACTAAGACCATTGATAATTCTTCCCGCAAAATACTCACTGCTTCTTGAGGTGTGACTTGTGCGGTAATAAGCCTCAAAAAGACCGTACATCTCGCCAAGGGTCAATTTGCCTTTGCGCAAAAAAACAATCGCCATTTCCTGAATCTCTAGTCTTGAAGGACTGGATTTATTCACGGAAAAATCCCCTTTATTTCGAAGGGATCGTGGGGATGATTTTCACCATCTGGAAGAGAATCCAAACTCCCCATGCCGTGAAGCCAGCAAGAACAATGCACTTGATGGCAGAAACTGGAATCGACAGAGTGATGTACTCAGATTTTTCTTTTGGAGTAGACATTGCTGCTCTTTCTCAAGCAATCGTTGCTGTAGTGAACTTTGGGATCAAACGGCCAGACTTCATTGGCGTATGCGTATCCCAAGAATGCAATTGCAGATGGGAGTCCGATAACAAAAAACCAAATGAACAGGTCGTGGTGCATACTTATCTATCAGTATCCCGACCAGTGGCAGAGTGACCGCAAACTTCAGTTTTTTGCCGCTCTCAGCAGATCGTAAAAAGGCGTGAGAGAAAAATCAATGCATGACACCTTGCCCAGAGCATCTCTTACACATGTTTTTTCAACGTAATTTTCTCTGACAAGGTTGTTGACAGAGTACTCAAACTCTCTCTTGAGCAAACTTTTGTGCTTTTTCATTAAACATCTCTGCAGCGTATCGTAATCAATCTTACTTGTCTGAGAGATAGCACAAATGATGTCTTCTTCCAAACGACTCAAAGAATTACCCATTTGCTTCCTTTGCTTTGTTCATCAGTTCTCCAAAAGGATTGATGAAGTAAGTTGCTTCTTCGTGAAAAAACGGTAAGAAACGACTCTTACCACCTTTGCTCGTTGCAATAATGATGCTGCGAGCCATCATGTCGTCAATTACTTTGCTCAGTTCTGTTGAATTGATGCCTTCTGGAATGTGCTCCGAAGCAGCAAACATCAACTGGTTAAATGAATAACCTTGATCAAGTTCCATTCTCTCACGGATACCAGTTTCCATGAGGTGCATGCGCTCGGAACTATCAGTTCTTCTTTTCAACTATGCCTCTCTTTTTAATCCTGTCTCGCACTTCTTCAAGAGATATCGGAGTATAGCCAATTCTCTCTACACATACAGAGAAATATCTTAAGTCCTCTGAAACATGTGGTCTCATAATGTCGTCTGGGGAGCCATCATAGTTCTCCAGTACCGCTTCTGCGTGAAGATGTGCGTGGATGTTAACCCAGTTTGTCTTGCTCCGGTGCCTGTAAAGAGACCCTGGGTGCAGTGGGATGTGCGACAGCACTTCATCAGCAAGTTGATGAGTGGCACGAATGTCGTAAAAATACTTCCTGTAGACGGACAGGTCCATGGTGTCGTGGTTACCCTTGATGAGAACCTTAGAGCCATGAAGAGTTGAAAGAATCTCCATGTCTTTTGGCTTGAACGCAACATCGCCAAGCACATACACCTTGTCTCCTGGCTTAACGGCAGAGTTCCAGTTCTCCACCATCTTTGCATCGCCTTCTGCTGCGCTTGAAAAAGGGCGCACTTTCTCTCCATTGAATCGCCTGAAGCCGTACATGGCTTCATGTCCAAAGTGAGTGCAACCAATCAGCCATGTTTGACTAGACATTTCTTTCAGCAGCACCAAAGTGGATGCCGTCCGTGGAGTGTTGAACAACAAAATCAAGAAGCGTTTCAGCAAAATGATTAATGATGGCTTTTCTTCGATAGGCTCCCTGACATCGGAACTCGGCACAAACATTACCGTCTTCTTCTGTCATAGACCTAAATGCATCACGAATGTGATGATGCATCACGCCGATTGCTGAGGTTAGATCATCTTTCCTGTCCTTGGAAACGCAAACTCTAAATGAAAAAATACCAAATGGTAGCTTCTTGCCGTAGTGAGGAAGAGACTTCTTCTTGACAGTTTTGTTTTCCGTCTGCATTTTTAATCCTGATTTGAAAACTCCGAATCCTTGAAGTTGACAGGCTCGTAATTGCTCACATCAAAGTTTACGCGATTGTGCCCAAAGTGCTTATCGACACGAAAGATGTTGAAAAACGGCAAATGACAATCTTCAATCATTCTTGCGTCACCCTGATTAACGGGACGAAATTGACTGATACAGATAGGCCCGTCCATTGAAAGAAAATGAAAAGTAAAAACCATGACTTCCATTTTCAAAACGAACGGATGATCTGCTGGGACCTGTTCCATGGAGCCATGATCTCTAACAACTTGCTCCACAAGCGCGCTCTTCAATTCTTGAGAACTGATAGGAATTTTCTTTTCTGCACACATTTTATCCAAGTCTTCCGCATGCTCCTTGCGCATAAAGCAAGACCATGCTGTTGATGCAAAAGTAACAACAATCGGCTGATCTTCAAAGTCTTCTGCGACCTTATAGATGATCTGAGAAGTGGCTTCAAAAAATAAGTCTTTTTCTTCAATGCAACCAAGCTTATTGGGAGAAATAAAAGCAACTCCACCACTGTAGAAAGCAGTCGCGTGTGGAGGCATATCTTGGTTATTTTCTTTCCTATAAGAATCCATTGCCGTAAAGGTTCTGTCAGAGATCACCTCCAACAGTTCCTTGATGCTGGCTCCGTCCTCGCGACGATCCATCCAATCGGAAATCTTATCACCATCGTGCATTCCATCAAAGGGAGAAGTGGTGACTTCGATGCCAAAATCAGGTTCTTCCATGATCTACTCCTGCTAGCAATGCTTCCAAAGATTTTTACTTAGGATTTCTCGCACAGTGCTTTCTGAAACCCCGTACTCTTCAGAAAGTTCAGAGACTTTCTTGCCGACATCACGGTCTTTTCTCATCTTGCGAACAAGACTTTCATTAAGCCTTGCACGACCATTTTTCTCTCCTGCCCCAATAGGGAAAACAGTTGGAAATCTTTTTTCGCGCCACACCTGTCGATTCACAAGTGACAAATGTTCAGGATTAATGCACAGTCTATTGCCGCATGACGGAATTACTACTCCTTTTTTGTGCTGCATACCAGCGCAGATAAGAGCAACACGACGAACATCTCGTGGCATTCCCATGAATTTTTGAACGCCATATCCACAAGTCTTGTGGACATAGCCATTCCATAAGATACAGCCGTCAGCACTTTGAATGGATTTGCTTGAAAGAAGCTCTCTGCCTCTTACAATCCATTCTTGCTCAGTATATGGTTTTCTCATTGCTTGGGCAAAATGTTGAGATTAAGAAAGTAACTACGTGGCAATTTCTTTTCAGGATGATTCTCTGTGGGCTCAGAGCCAAGCACGCAGAACACATACCCGTCTTTTTCTTCTCGCACCCACATGGGAACCATCGTCGGCCCAGTGCAAGGATTAAAATTAGGGAAAAGTAATTGAATAGCAGTTGGCGTCATCATCCCAACCGCAAACCTGTAGCCTTTGGAGGACATGCGCTCCATTACTTGTGCCATTGACATGACTACAAGGTAGTGCAGGAGGCGGGCTTTGTCAAGCCCCGTACTGTACTTTTTGTAGATTACACGATGGCGCAGGCGGCGCAGTATGCGTTCATGGCGATTGCGCTTGCGGAGCCAACATTGATGCTCCGAACTGATCCATACTGAGGAATGTATAGGACATTATCGCACACTTCAAGCACCTCTTGAGGTATACCTATCTGCTCTTGGCCAAAAATCAGAACATAGTAAACTGAGGGTTCAAATAAAAAATCGTTTATGTTTTCTGAATTCTCAACATTGTCTATACCGACTATTTTGATCTTTTTGCAACCATGTAATCCGCCCAATGAGCAAAAGTAAGCAGATAGATCGTCAACAGACTTAACATGACGAAAATTAGTGTAGTTATGAGTTCCAACGGTCCCACGCCTGTCGTACTTTTTGTTTCCATAAATGACTACTTCTTTCGCCAAAAACGCATTAGCGTTACGAATAACGGTTGCAATATTAAAATCATTCCCAATGTTGCAGCAGACAACTGAATAATCAAAACGCTTGTCATTAAGATCAGCTCTAATAGCGTCGTCTTTCCAGTATGCATAATGATCTATGATATTACGTGTCTCTTTTGCATTTATCATGTTTTTGACCAGTTATTAAACAATACATTCGTGATCAATGCAATCTTCATTTCATAAAATACGTTATTATTTGAAAGTCCAACTAATAAGTGCCAATATGATAGCTAAAATACACATAGTTAAAAATCCGTCAATTGCTATGTCCGTGACAGACATAACAACTTCTATTGGTCTTACCTTTTTAGCTTCCAACAGACTTTTGATGTACTTCATTTCATTACGCTTTTCTCAAAATCTCTTCTAATTCATAAATAAATATTGCGTGCCTTGAAGTTGTAAAAAGGTTGCTTGGTGCTTTTTCAAGCTTATTCAGTGCCTCAGATATGATGGAATTGAGGCGAGCTACTTCAGTTTCTGATGAGTTTTCATTTTTAGTTGTGTTCATTATTTTCTCCTTGAAATTTTGTTTTCGTCATTCGCACTTTTTTCCAGTGCCTTTGCTATATCTTTTTCGTGACCATAATCTAAAATCGGGCTTATAGAACCACAAAAAATCCAGTTTCTCCAAAGACCGATTACACTTTGAGGAATTTCTTCAGTCGAAAAATTGGCAACGAAATGTGTTGAAACTTTTTCCATGATGCACTTCCTTTCTTTCGCAATTTGATTGTGCATATTTAAGTATCCATGCATCACTGTTTCAGTGCCACAATATGAAAAATTATGTTTCGATTATTTTTACATAACTAGGAAGTTTTAGTTTTTCAACACACTCAATCATGTGCTTCGTGCCTCTTGAGTGGCCGTCCCAAATAGCAATGAGAGCATCGCACTTTTTAGACATAACGATATTTCTCATAATGCCAGCTGCATTTCCGTACTTAGTCCAGTTTGCTGGAAATTCAGCAACTGGAATATTATTTTGCAGACCGTAATCTCTACCTAGACTGTCCACTCCCTTTGCACAGCCACAAAGTATTTCTGTGATTTTAAAACCAGAGTCTTTAATAGCCTGATTAACGACATTTTTGTCGTTAATACCTCTCGACCCAGCTATAACTACTTTCATTTGCTTTTTACCTTACTTTTTCTTTTTGCTTTTATTACGTTTCTTGGCACTTCATTAATTATAATTACAGTTCCGAGTGCGCCACAAACAAGAATAATTGCTAATTGCAGTATCGGGTCCATATTCAATTATCGACTTTTTACGCACAGTGTGTGACAGCAGAAAGGTGCGTTTAATTAAAAACGTCTACTGCGCTTACCCATAATTAGTGCTAGACCTGCGCACAAGGTAACAATACTGGCAGGGCCTGGAACATCGGGACATTTTCCGTCTATATCACCTCCATCTAATTCTGTAGATGTCTGCAAGCACACGCTTTCAACAAAATCAAACTGTATTGGTATTGCAAACTGCTGATCAACAAGTGTAAATGTTTTTACCAATCGTCCTTCAAGAAAAACTCTGTGCACCCAAAAACCGTCAGCGAATCCAGTAAAAAGCACATTAGGATATGAATGTCCTACAGTGGGCTGATAGATTCCTTCATCAGTTGGAACTGGGTGCTCAAAAGATGGAGTAAAAGAAAGCGGAAGTGTATACGCAAAGTCTAGATAGGTAGAGCCTTCTGCGTTTGACTGATGTAAAAAATTACCAGTTCCGTAAAGTCTAGAAGTTCCGAATGTTCCAAAGTTTAAAGCCATTTTATTTTTCCTCGTTAAAGATTGAATCGTCCAATACAGGCTCTTTCAGTGCCTTTTTCATGTATTTCATGTCTTTCTTCAATTCTTTCAAATTATTGCCAAATGCAGCGACAGGATCTGCGGTGCGACTCTCTGGTCTGCCGCATTTGTCATAGTAGACTTCATAAATTGCAAAGCTTTCTTCGCCACTCGTAGGACAAACTGATCTAACAACTCTGTAGTCCCATGTGGCAAGCTTTCCATTATTCTTATTCATTTTCACTTTGTCAGAAACTTCATCTGACAAGGGGACAGTGCCCGTAGACTCAAAAATCTGCCATGCGATACATCCAGCACACTTGCCCTCAAAATCTTCACACTTTTCACCCCAAAAATCTTTCATAAGTACTTCTTCTCTTGAAGCAATGCAAGCATTTTGAGAATCAAGATTAATCACAATGTACGTATTGGCGGGAAGATGTGAAAGATCACAGTCTTCATCTAAAAGAGTTTCTGAAAGCCTTTTAAGCCCAGAGGCTCTTCTCGATTCTTCCGCAACAGCAAAGTGTTCCTTACTTTCACGGTATGAATAGTATTTTTCACCAGAATGCTCAATGATAAGGTATGTGGCTACAGGATCATTTGCTCCCATGAAGTATCTCCTATACACCTATATCCAACACTGTTCTAAAAAGATAAAAAGGCCGCACATATTCATGTGCAGCCTTCAAAAATCTAAATGAAAAAACTTATTACGCTAACGCAATCTCTTTACGGTTGATCCTGATGTCTTCAGGAAACCTCAATGCAATTCTTACCTTACCCCCGTCAATTCGAACAACTTCAATCTCTCCAAGAGGGCTGGCGCTGTCGCCAATCACCACAATCTCTCCTACTTTTCGAGAAACAACTAAAACCTTCTTTTCGTTTTTTTCTTTTTGCATAACCTTCCTTGGCTTGATGTTTGAGTCACGTGACTTCTCTTGTAGTATAGAGATGTTGTCTATACTTGTCAACAGGTAATCAAAAGATTTCTCAAATCATCCCTGACTATCATAGAGAATCTTCTCTATTTTTTTAATGTCGTCAAGCATTTGAGAAGACAAAGAATTTCCAGAATAACTTTTTCTAGTTACTTTTTTATTTTTTAATTTGCTGTGAATAAAAATTGCAGCAGTTACTGCAAAAACGCAGAAAGCTGCTGCAACTGGAAGAAAGTATGCTTTAAGAATCATAACAGGCTATTATACACCTGCAAAAACTTTAATCAAGCCAGCCCTTTCATCCTTCGTATGAAAGTTTTCCACATGCCCTTGATGTCTTTCTTTGTTTTTTCAACAATTTCAGATGTCTTGCTTTTAATTTCATCAAAGTTTGCAGATGTTCCAACCGAAACGTGACTTGTAAATATAAATGGAGTTTCATCACCATTCAGCTTGGGTTCCTCAAATGAAGCAAAACCAGCTTCTTCGGGCATCAAAGTTTCTTCCTTCTTTTCCTCAGAGACATTGCATGGCTTATTGTCTTTTACTTCATGTTCTTTTGGCCATACAAACTGAGGTTTCATAGGCTTAGATTGTGCTGTCTTTGAAGTCTTCTTTTCCTTCTTCTTAACCTCTTTCTTTGCATGCTTCTTCCCATTAACTTTTTTCGAATTATCTTTTTTCTTACTCATCTTAAAACCTTTTCTGTTAAATTTTTCATGTCTTCATCAAACATGCTGATTGCTAGCGATTCCATGTTGTACTTCGGCTTCCATCCCAAAACTGACTTTGCCTTTGCGGGATTTCCTTTTAAGAAAGGAACTTCATTTGGACGGAAAAGTCTTTGGTCTATTACTACATATTGCTCATAGCTTCCTAGTCCAGCGTGATCAAAAACTACCTTCAAGAAGTCACGTACAGTGTAAGTTTCATTCGTAGCGATCACGTAGTCATCGCCAAAATCGTGCTGAAGCATAAGCCACATGGCTTCAACATAATCTGCTGCATGACCCCAATCTCTTTTAGCATCAAGATTGCCTAGACTCAACTTTCTTTGCATGCCAAGCTTAATCTTTGCAGCAGCAATTGTGATTTTGCGTGTTACAAAAGTTTCACCACGACGAGGGCTTTCATGATTAAACAGTATGCCGGAAGACGCATGCATACCGTATGCATTTCTGTAAACACGAGTCATGTGATGCGCATGCAGCTTTGAGCATGCATATGGGGATACAGGTAACATTTTACTATTCTCATTAAAAGCCTGATTGTCATCATAATCAGTACTGTCTCCAAACATTTCAGAAGAAGATGCTTGGTAGAACTTTGTATGAGGACTTGATGCGCGTATTGCCTCAAGTATCTTTAAGGTTCCTTGGCATATCCCGTATGATGTGTATTCTGGAATTTCAAAAGACACCCCCACATGAGACTGTGCAGCCAGATTGTAAAGTTCATCAACATGACATGAGCCAAGAAGGTGAGTTATGCATGGTCCATCTTGCAAGTCATAATAACGCAATATAAAATCTGGGTGAGACATCAAATGATCTACTCTAGATGTATTAATAGTTGAAGTTCTTCTCTTCAGCCCTATTACTCTGTAACCTTTCGATAGCAGTAGCTCTGAAAGGTAAGATCCATCCTGACCATTGACGCCTGTGATAATCGCTGTTTTTTGCATTTTTATCCAATCTTACTTATGATTGTAAAACGTTTTCTATTTTTGATACTAGATTATCTCTAGGAACCAGTCCATTTATTCGCTCAACCACTTGATCTTTTTTAAATATTAGCATAGTTGGAACAGAAGAAATATTAAACTTATATGCTAGTTCCATATTTTCTTCTGCATCGATTTTTCCAAATTTGCACTTGCCATTAAACTGCTCAGATAAAGAAGCCATGATAGGCGCAAAGGTTCTGCACGGAGCACACCACGGCGTGCTGAACTGAACAAAACAAGGAGTATCACTCTGATAAATTTCTTTGTCAAAATTATCAGTATCAAGTTTTACAATATTTTCTGACATTATTTTTTTCTCCATCTTGGATGTTAAATTTCACTATTCAAATTGTCGGACACTTCTGGTTCATTGTTATTGTCCATTTGTCGTCTAAGATCTAAATTCTCATTTTTTAATTGATTTATGAATTCGTTTTGCAAAACCCATTTTTCTTCACTGGCAAGAAACTGCAAGTCATGCTCAAGTGAATTGATATAGCGCCTAGATTGACATAAAGTAGCAATCACATGCCCAGGTAGTGGCTCTACATCTAAGTTTTGCAAAATGTAATCTATCTGATTGAAGATAGAAATAATATCGCCTTCTGTTTTTTCTATGTTGTCCATCCCCCTATATCGGCAACATAAGAAAAAGACAGAAGGCGATATTGCTATTTTATGCGCAATTTGCTTTTGGGTCTACAGAAGACTCTGTAATCTGTGCACTGTCGATAATCACAGATCCTTCACAAAAGAGAGTGGGAGCATTTGAGCTTTCATAAAGCCCATGAGCAAGCTGCACGATCTTTTTTTCAAGCACAAAGTCTTTGATGATGCGGTGAGTAAACACTCGCAAAGAATTAGTCAAAGGCTGATTTCTTGACTCTGCAACAAACCTTGCTACTTCGGTGGGCTCAAAAGGCTCTGAACCCTTAAGCTTAACAAAGTTCTCAACACATTCCCTGAAAGGCTTTCTGATGTCCTTTTGAGAATTTTTAGATTTTGCCTGATCTTCAAGACTTACGATCTCTTTTGAGCATGCCTCAATTGCCCTAATGTTCTTGATCATCTCATCAAGAGCAGATCTCAGTCTATTTGCCTTCTTAGCACTTTCAACAGAAGCAATCTTGTAAGTCATGTCTGCAACGATGTGCTCAAGCTCAATTCGAGTATTTGCGGCCTGCTTTTTCATTGAGGCAAGCTCTACTCTGTGCGCTCTGATGTACTCGTACATCTCGTAGAGGGTCATAGACTTGCTTGCGGTAGTAGTCTTGTGCTCTTGAGTGGCGATAAAGTTGATCATCTGGCTTACTCTCCTAGAATTCAGCAAGTACTGTTCCTTCGCATCACTGAAACAACAGATTCAGTTGATGAAAGAGTTTTTGTAAGTGCCTGCAGACAAAGCGTTTGCGTATACGGAAGCAATCGCCTTGTGCATGTACTATACATGCGCGCACAGCCTTGTCAAGTGCTGTCGGAAACTTTTTTTACTTTTATACGAAGATTACAGATGCTCGACTGACATGCCTTCAATCCACTCTTTTTTAATCTTAATGACTTCGTAACCACCAGTAGTCTTCATGCGACCACTGATGACATTCATCTCTTTGCATGTTTTGTCTGCAGATTCTTTAGATGAAAAAACAAGAATTTTACGCCCTTCACCGCCAATGCCATCGGCAAGCAAAAGAGGCTCCCCGTCAATGTCATATCCGACAACTTTTATGGCGAACATTAACGCATTATACTAGTGCATGATATAAGTGCAAGCATCCAGCCAGTCCAAAACCAAAAGAAAAATTTAAGTTTTTCTTTTAAGTTGCAAGTGCCTTCGCTAATTTGAGCTGTCTTTGACATTGATCCACCCCGCTTTTAAGCCTATCTCAAACCAAGCCTCTTTGGTCATACGGATTTCAGAGGAAGATTTTTTATTTTTTAAATCATGATGAGATGTCATATGAGGCTTTTTGTCCACTCTTGGAGACTTTTCAGCATCTCTTTTTTGTCTGACAGCCTTGCTTTTAGTCTTTTTTGACATTCCACGGGATGTTGTGGGGGTCTTCTTGGATACTTTCTTGGAGGGCCGACATTTTGGGTAGGCCCCCTTAGATGAATCCGACCTACCGCATGGTGGGTGTTTGCCGCTTTTATCTGTACGAGATATATCCACCCATTTTTCTTTGAGCCATTGTCTTAGGTCTGCCGATTTTTCTAAAGATTCTTTTTCCATAAAAACTCTATTTTTTAATTTATCGATGTTTTTACATATTCCTCCTCAAGGTGAAAGATTGCTTAAAAGAGAAATAATAACAGCTGCTTCGGGCACGCTTTAATCGACATATAAGCAGGGAGGAGTTTGTATGCTAAAAACAAGTGAGCACTTAGCAAGATATAAGTCCGTAAAAAGATTTATTAAGCACGTTAAAAAACATTTGCAAGAATACAAAATGACTCTAATATGGGGTCAGGGATATACGGTGCACTGCGGAGGCTATACAAGCAGTGCTTACTTCTCTGAACAAGAAAGAGTAATTAGAGTAGCAAAAAAGAACAATCTGTGGCTTGAGGCTTTAGTTCATGAATACGGCCATTTTTTACAATGGCTTGAAAAGTCTAAAATATATAAGAAATCAGACTCTGCATTAATATATGTAGACAAGTGGTTTTCTAGAGAAAAGATACAAAAGAAAAGACTTGAAAACGCATTTAATATCGTGAGAGAAATGGAAAGAGACTGCGAGATAAAGGCCTGCAGAATAGCTAAAAAGTTTAAGCTACCAATAAACCTTCATGGTTATGCTAGAAGAGCAAATGTATACATATATTCGCATTGGATAATGGAAGAAGAACAAAAGTTTTGGGCTTTTAGAAGAGACCCAATGGCAAGCAAATATATACTGTCATTGATGCCTGATAATTTTAGAGTTCACACTCATAAGAGAATTCCAGACAAGATCCATAAAGCACTTGCTGGATATCTTAAATAATTAAGTAATGCTTTCTAAAATTCTACGACCAAATATGAGATCTTTACGAATATCATTAATCAAAGAACTTGTTTTTAAGTTTTGGCGCTTCATGGCATCCGTAAGCATATCAAGGTGACTGAGTGCCTGATTCGCAACATTAATCATCTCTTGGGCAAAACGAACTGGCTTATTTGGATATTCTTGCATTACATGCGTATAGTCTTCTTCTAAAAAATTAGTCAACGCCAGCACGTCATCTTCTGAATCTCTGACACTATCTGAAAATTGGTAAAACTGATTGGATATATGCAACAGTCTATCTATTGCGTCTTGAAGGACAAGATATGCATCTCTTATGAGAGCATCAGAAGGCTGCTTTGCGCTGTAAGGTGGAGCATTCGATATTTGAGATATTAACTCTTGATCTTCTGCACTTACGTCAGCTTTTTTTAGCCAACCAGTGTTAATCCCCACTTGCAACCAATCTATCTTGTTAAATTTAAATTTCATAATTTTAAATTCTATAAATATCAAACATATCCTGCCGATATACTATTTCAAAAGCAAAAACAAACAAGCCATGCAAATTGCTATGCAAATCGCAAAGGCAGCTGCTGCAATAAGAAGTAATAGCGGTGCGGCAACTGGCAACAAAATCCAAGACCATCCTATTTCGCAAAAGTTAAATACTTTTAAAGTAAGCAATATTAAACTGGTGATAGTGGCAACTGTATAGTAGATTTTAAAATTCTTCATGAATCCTCCAAGCATTATTTCGGAAATATATAACGTATAAAATACAAGCAAGGTACAGGAGTAGTTATTTTTGTAAATAATTTTACACAATAGGAGAAAAAATGAACTGGTACAAAATATCGCAATCAGAAGATCAAGGTAGAAATTCGCATGGGATTGAAGACGTAGCATCAAGCTTGAAATTTCTACCTACTCACAAACAAGCAAGAAGATACTCTTTCTTTAAAATCATTGGCGGCAATATAGAAAGCATGCCTCCAATGAGTTATGGAGTAAATGATAAGGAAGATTTAAGAGTAGTGACAATGACTTCTGACGGAAAAGAAACAGAAAACACCGCTAAAGATGGCGATGTCATAATGAGTGGCCCAAGTTCGGAAAAATATGTTATAAAGTCCTCAAAGTTTTCAAAGATGTATGAAGGTAATATGGGGGAAGATGTAACTCCAGAACAATCTCCTAGAATGGTAGCTGAATATTTAGGAACAGAACCAATTACCTTTAAAGCTTCTTGGGGAGAAGACATGGTTCTTAAGCCAGGAGACTATCTTGTAAAAGAGGGCGAAGGCGCTTATTACAGGATTGCAAAAAAAGAATACGAACAAACCTATAATCCACCAGGCATGTGAAGATCCAGTGCCGATATAAAATTCATGGATAGATGGCCGAGTGGTTTAAGGCTGCGGTTTACTAAACCGCCGATGGCTCAAGAAGTCATCCGGGGGTTCGAATCCCTCTCTATCCGTTATTCCTCTGTAGCTCAGTTGGTAGAGCAGGGAGCTGTTAACTCCCGGGTCACTGGTTCGAGTCCAGTCGGAGGAGTTTGAATGCCACTTTAGCTCAACGGTAGAGCCTTGCTTTTGTAAAGCAGAGGTTGTGGGTTCAAATCCCACAGGTGGCTTTTGCGAGTGTACTCAAGCGGTCAACGAGGGCAGACTGTAAATCTGCTGACATTTGTCTACGAAGGTTCGAATCCCTCCGCTCGCATTAAGTCGATAATAAAGAAAGTAAAAGTAGAAAATATATGAGTGAAAATACTTGGACAATGCTAACAGTTCTTGCGGTTGCTTTCGCAATTGGACACATGTCTTTTAAATTTATTTATAAACTTTTTAAGAAAGGTATCAGATGATCAAATTTGTTGATGTTATTTACGGACTTTCTTGGGGCGATGAAGGTAAGGGAAAAATTGCAAACGCACTTGCTGAAAAGTATGACTATGTTTGCAGATGGAATGGTGGGCCAAATGCTGGACATACAGTATATTTAAATGACAAAAAATACAAAACACACATGATACCTTCTGGTATTTTTAAAGGTAAAAAGTGCATTATAGGCCCAGGTTGTGTAGTAAATGTGAAAAAGTTTTTTGAAGAAATTGAATACTTAAAGGCATCTGGTTTTGACACTTCTTTAGTAAAAGTATCTCCTAATGCGCATATTATAACTGAAGAACACATTCAGTTTGATGTAAATAACTTAAAAAAAGGATTGGGAACAACTGGACAGGGAATTGCTCCATGCTATGCAGATAAAATGCTTCGCAAGGGGATCAGGGCAAAAGACTTATTTCCGAGCGAGTACTTATGGGATGGAAAATTAGAGGGAAAGGTACTTTGCGAAGGGGCACAGAGTGTTTGGCTCGACATAGACCATGGCTGCTATCCGTTTGTCACAAGTAGTACCACTATGCCATATGGTGCTTGCTCGCTTGGCTTCTCTCCTCAAAAAATACGCAGACTGATTGGTGTTGCTAAAATTTATGACACTAAAAGCGGAGTTGACCCCCTATTCCCAGAATCTCTTTGGGATGATGAAACTTTAAATAAGATAATCACAATAGGAGAAGAATTTGGATCTACTACCGGAAGAAAAAGAATGGTGAATTGGCTAAACGTTGACAAGCTTATGGAGTCAATTAAGATATCTGGATGCACAGATCTAGTCATTAATAAATGCGATATACTGCAAGCTGTTGGAACTTTTAAACTAAAGTTTGAAAATAAACTTGTTGAATTCTCAAGTCTTTATGAGATGCAGAGATTTTTAGATGACGTTATTAGAGACAATACTGATATTGTCAATATTCAGTTTTCTGGTCATAAGGAAAATGTAGCTACACCCGAAATGGCTCAGTAAATATCTTTTTTCTTTTCCCATTTTACGAAGTCTGGGCCAGGCCTGATTACAGATTGAGATTTCATCCAAACTCTTCCGATGTCCCTTAGGCACACATCTTCTGGATATACTATGACTTTATTGGCGTCAAAGCCAGGATCTCCGTCTTTTCCTGTATGCTCATTTGAATGAATTTGTTTTTCTGGATTTTTATTAAGCAACATATGCCTACTTAAATACATTGCGACATCACTTCTTATTAATCCAGGAACTAAACTTACTTTATGTGTTTCAAGATACGGTCTTAGTAAAACTTGATTAATATCTTTATTGCTCTCAAGCATTTTTACTAATTCATAGAGCGGTATACCCCTTGTTAACTCCCAATCGTCTTCCAAGTGAAAAGTGTATTTAGTGTGCAAGTCCATCCAACACCACTTGATTGCGCTAGGAAAATTGGCATCTTTTGATATGTTATAGTCAACATTTTTAAAGAATTTCTTTGCTACATTTACTACTTCATCAACTTTATTTATTTTTGGCAATGGGTCAACATTTATTCGTAAATCAAAATCTTTCATGTTTATATTCAAGCATATTTGAAAATTATAATATGTTTGTTCAAGTATCTCCGGTCTAGCCATCGCTGTAGTTGTAAATGTTACTGTATTTTCCATATAATAGTTCTTCGTCTAATCAGCAGATTTACTTTTTAACCGATAAATGATACATGAAAGAAAACCTATATGTATTTCAATGGATATCAGATCTTGGTGGAGCAGACACAAGACTGAAAGAATTGCTCGTTTTATTAAAAGATACTCATAATATTACATGTATTCCCAATGATGAATTTAGACTGAGAGAAAAGCATAATACAGACTTTTTAGATAAACTTGGCATAAAATATTGCATGATGTCAAGCTTGCCAAAAAAATTAACAGGTTTTGCCTACTCCAATTGCAATTTCCGTGTTTTTGCTGATTTTCAAAGAATAAATTTCATAAAAGAATCTGGTCTAAAATTCATGTGGTCTAATGATATGATGTGGCATACTCCAGAGGAATTGAGCGCCATAAAGAAAAATCAAGTAGACGTTGTACTATACACATCACCCTTTCATAGGTCTGTGATGCATAAAGAAGTAGCAAATCAAAATCGTCTTCAAAAAACATTTGTATTAGAAAATTACTTTGAAGCTGATATGTGGAAGTATATAGACAGACCCTTAAGAAATAAAACAGTGTTTGGAAAAGTTTCCAGAGATGACGTAATGAAATTTGGCGATAACTTTCCTATTTTTTATGACCAAGTTTGCGAAGGGCTAAACTGTGAGTATTCAATACTAGGATGGTCTGACTCATTATCTTCCATTTACAGCTGGTATGAATTCAATGATAAATGGAGACTGTACGCAACTAACGCTATGCCAACTCATGAGTGGTTCGTAGACCTTGACGTATTTCTGTACAACTGCAATTTTAAATTTGTAGAAAATCAAAGTAGGGCAATTATGGAAAGCCAGCTTACTGGAGCACCAGTAATAGCTCCACGCAAATGGAACTTTCCAAACATGATCATAGAAAATGAATGCGGATTCTTATGGGACAATCTTGATCAGGCTAAGGACGCAGCAAGGCATATGTGTGACACGCATACTAGAAAGACTATGGGCAAAAAGGCTAGTGAGTACGCCAAAGATATATGGTGTGACAAGAATAAATATATTGCTAAATGGGATAATCTTTTAAACCTTGCTGGTCAAAACATAGAGGTAAAATCATGAAAACATTGATTTGGTCTGTTGCTTGGGGTGAATATAGGTATATGCTACAATCTCTTGTGCAAAGCATGAGGAACTGCGGCATTGAACATGACATTGTGGTTTACTGCGATGAGCCTCTTCATGGCTGCAAAACAAGAGCTATGATAAAAGAGATACAAATGGATCAAACTCAATATTGGAAATTTGAGTATCTTGTCAAGGTCGCAGAAATGGATTACGATCTGCTAGTATTTATAGATAGTGATCATTATTTTGTCAGAAAACCAATCCTAGATTTTTCAGAAATTATAGGTAATGATGTTTGGCACAGCTTTCTGGAAAGTCCGCTCAATGACCCAACAACACTAAGGTCTGACTGGTGGAGCGTGAAGAATGAAAATATGGTCAACCTTTGGAGACAGTTTGGAGTGTCTCAAAAAGTGGTGTACAACACAAATGGTGGTTTCTGGATTTGTAAAAAAGAGTTCGCCAAACACGCAAAATATGTAGTGAATAATTTCAGACAATATCAAGCAAAATTAGGACTTAATTTACCAGAGGAGGTCCCTATAGGGGTATTGTCTCATATGTTCAGTCTTGATTACGAAAAAAGAATGCATAAAAACTACATGGACATATGGGCAAGTGAATGGACTGGAGCATTAAAAGACAACATACCTGAAGGTATGCCTTGGAAATTTGTTGAATACATGACTCATAAGGAGTCGGTTGTTGATCCAGCTATCGTGCATGCGATGAGAAGCAAAAACGCTCTCGTCAAAATGGGCAAAGAGATCATGAAGAAGAATCCAGACAGACGATACGTCTAATTCTTCCCTACTCCACTAATCAAGGTGCTATGGGCGTAACACCTTGCCAATTTTCGCCCCATTACCCCTTTTTATCCGCTGTCGCAAGACAGCGGTTATTTTTATAATGACGATAAATAAAACATGAACATGCAGTTTTTATTAGACAATTTTATTGGCAATAAAAGCAATATTATTGAACGTTTAGAAAACGCAAGATATAGGTCTGTTCCAAGATCTTACTACGATTTTCTTACAGTTGTTCCCGTATGTGGAAGAAACAAGCATCTTGCTCAATTTATAAAATGCTTTAATGAATGTAGACAAGAGAGTGAAAATTCTCATAGAATGGTTGTTGTTGAACACTCAAATAATCCAGAAGCAATAGACATGTGCATACAACATGACATAGACTATATTTTCATGAACAAAAACAAAGACTTGTTCAATAAATGCTTATCAATGAATATTGGAAGTTTTTTACATGATTCAAAATACATACATTTTCATGACGTTGACCTATGGATGCCAAAGCATTTCTGGAAGCAGTTAAGAGATAACTTAAATGGAAAAGATATAGTCCAGTCATTTGCTGGTAGAAGAGTAAATTATTTAAATGAACAGATCTCAAATGAGATATTTTCTAATCATATAAGTGTAGAACAAGCAATTGTAAGACCTAACTCTTTTCATACTGGAAGGCCAGGAGCTCCAGGAGGATCTATAGTTATTAAAAGAGAGCTATTTAATAAAGTTGGTGGATTTGATCCATATTACTTCTGGGCATACTCAATAGAAGATCAGTTCTTTGTGGATAAAATTGAATTATTTAAAAAGTTTGTAGGATGTGACAATCCACGTATAGAAATGTTCCATTTATGGCATCCAAGTAATGAAAAAGTGACTCCGCTACCAGTAAGGAATAAAGGTTTAAAAATACAAAAATATTTTATTCATTTAAATAATGAGGAAAAGTTAAAGCTGGTAAGAATGTTTGAAGACTTTTTACAGTTACAAAAACAATCCGTACTCAATAGGATAGCAGCAGAATCTCATAAAATATAAAATATGCACATATCAGATTTTAATAAAATATACTGCATTAATTTGCAAAGAAGAAAAGATCGTCGTTCAGAATGCGAAAGAATATTCCGCACACACGGACTGAACGTTGAATTTATAGAAGCTATTGATGGCGATACCATATCCGATACTAAGGGGCTCAAGAAAGGAGCTGCAGGCTGCTGCCTTTCTCATAAAAAAATATATCAAAAAATGTTTGATGATAAAAGTTTGCAAAAAGTACTAGTTCTTGAAGATGATATTGAATTTCATCCAAACTTTAAAAATCTTTTTTCACAATACTACAAACATGTGCCAGAAGATTGGAATTTACTTTTCTTTGGGGGGTCTCACAATGAGCCGCCTAAAAAGATAAATGAGTACGTACACAAACTTAGGAAGACATTCACCACTCATTGCTATGCAATAAATCAAAATGCAGTTAATGTTTTAATGGAACAATTTTCTGATAGCAATATCTTTAACCTACCAGCGGATGTACATTTGCACAAAATACAAAAAAGAATATCATGCTATGGATTTTGTCACCATCTTGCTTGGCAAAGAGAAGGCTACTCAGACATAGAGGGCGGTCATAGAAAATATGACTTTTTAAAATGAAAAAATACAAAGTATTTATAGACTGGGATTACAAGCTTGAAGCTCTTTCGCACCATAATTGGATTAGCTCTGATATTGATAATGCGGACCTGATAGTTTCTGTTAATAGAATAAACAGTTTTAATAAGCCATGCAAAAAAGCACTATGGCTTTTAGAGCCACGAGCAATAGAACCAGATATATACAACGCAGTAGAGCATAGAAAAGTTAATTACGATGCAGTAATTACTCATTGCAATAAACTAATCACAAAAAATAATGTTATTCAGATCCATCCGTGTGTGCCAGCTTGGATAGATTTAATAGACCAAAAAATATATCCAAAAAGTAAGGATATCAGCATGATAGCATCTTCAAAAGTGATGTGCCAAGGACATCAATACAGGCAAGAAGTTGCAGGTGAAATGTCTTCAATAGCTGATCTTTTTGGTCACGGAAGAGAGAGATCAGTGGAATCAAAGATAGATGCTCTTAAAGATTATAGATTTTCTGTCGCTATGGAGAATAGCTGTGTGGATACATATTTTACAGAAAAAATATTAGACTGTTTTTTGACAGGAACTATTCCAATATATTGGGG